TCAGTGCTCCTTCGCCGCGTCGATCGCGGTCGGTTTCGTTTTGCCAGTGCGGCCTCTTGCATGCGCCATGATCCTGGCCACCTCTTCTCTGTCACCGCGCACCAGGGCGATCAGCGCCAAGCCGCGCGCTTCCCACAGCCGCACGACGTTCTTCCGTGCGCGCGTCAGGTCCACCCCGGAGCGCCGGGCCAGCTCGTGGCCCACTGCCCGGTGGTCGGGTGCTTCATCCTTAAGCAGGTCAGCCATTGGCCGTCTCCACGTCAATTTTCAGATGCGCCACCCACGCTTCGAAGTGGATGCCGGGGCGCAGTGTTGTGCCGCGGCGCGGAATGAACGCCGGCTGGCGTATCGCTGAGACCAGAAGCTGTGTCTCGGCGCGCTTGTTCGTTCTGCCCGCAAAGGGGTAGCTGTGCCAGTTGCAGTTGCCTTTCGGCACGCCATGCGCGGGCTTCAAGGATTTGCGATCCCATTCCAGAAGCCCCCAGCCCTCGGGCAAGTCCACAGGCCGGATAATGCCCGTCGGGGCGGCATAGAACCGCCAGTCGCCGACCGCTCGGGCAACATCAATGCGGTGTGGCTTCTTCGCATCTGCCAGGAAGTCGGAACGACTGGCCTTCACCTCTACCGCGAGAGATACGCCATCACGCCACCCGATGGCGTCCGGTTGCTCACTGCAACCGGCCTTGAAAGGATCAGCCAGGATCGCCGCGCAGCCATTGCGGCGGAGCCACCTGACCGCTGCGGCAACGATCTCGTCGTGAATAGCGCCAGCCATCAGGCCACCTCCACGCGCTTGAAGCTGATCACCCAGACCCACGGGTTGTTGTCCCAGTCGCCGCCGGTGCTGAGCCACAAATCGCGGAACCCGTGACGAGGGCAGGAATAGCGGTTTTCTGCACCCTCCCACGCTTCATATGCGATGTCGGGCAGCGGGTACTCGCAGTCCCCCCACTCGTGTGCATACCGGTGCAAACCCTCGGCCGCCGCGTCCTCTTTGCTGATCGCTTGAAGCTGCTCCACGCGCACGTCGGTGATCTCCAGCACCAGGCGGCATGCCCAGCGCGGCATCTGCGTGGAGGAAATGGGCCCAAACGAGCGCCAGTGTTCGGCTGTCCCCTCGCTGTTGTGCACCTCGCAAGCGTTGCGCGGCGGGTCCCAGTCCAGCGGCACTACGCCGTAGCTGCCATGCTCGCCGTCTGCCTGATAGATCGGAAACCGGTCACCCGCGTCCATGCCGCTCTCCCAGTCCTCGCCCAGGTACTCTCCGATGCGGAAGGACTCCCGCACCCGCAGCCGGTCGCCGGGCTGGCCGAAGGGGCACGCGTCCCCCGCAAGCCCGATCCACTTTTGCATCTCATCTTCAACATGCAGCATTGTCTGGTGCGCCTTGCTAGGCCACGTGTGCCCCGGCTTCGGGTAATCAGAGGAAGTGGCTTCCGGCTGGGGCTTCATCACGCGCCGCGTCTGCGTCTTTGCGCCCGACAGGATGGCGCGCACCATGGCGCCGTTGAACAGGATGGGGAGCTCTTTTGAAGTCATGGCAGAATCGGGCTCAGAAACCGGGAGGAGTTATGCCGATCGACATTTGTCCGCTGGCAGCGGACTGGGGAAATTGGGCAGATTGGGCAGGTGTCGCTGTCGGGGTCCTCGCCGCAGTCGCCACGATTTCCGCTGTGTTTGTAGCCGTTGCGACCAGCCGCACATCTATCGATGAGGCTCGCAGAATGCGCGACGAGCAACGCAGTGTTGAAAGGGAAGCGGAGCGTCTCCGAGCGGTGGCACGCGCGGTAACGTTTGACCACGAATTCTTCGCGCTGGGTGGCGTACTTGCGGGTATCCGAAACGATCTCGATCCCACGTATTTCGCCAAGCAGCCAATCATTGCGATGAATTTTCTTGTAGCCCAGCTTCCGAGCGACCCCATGCCCATGCTTACAAGGTTTGCCGGTGAGCTCGATGCATTCGGCGCCCAAGACGCTTCCAAGCTGTTGAGAATTCTGAGTGGTTGGAATGCGGTAAACGTAAAAAATGAGTGCATTGACGATTACGGTCCTGAGCAAGCTCTTCGGCTCGTCACAGGTGTTCACACCGCGTTTGGGATCCTGCTGGAACAACTCAGGGAAGGGCGTGACGTGACGATTCGGTGGAGTGCTGAAGTGAACAGCGATCCACCTGCTACTGATTGGTGACGAGATGCATAAGAGGGACGGCGCTGGGAACGCGCTTGGAAAGATCGCCGTTGAATCAGTCATTGGACACCGGCTTGACGCTGTCGATCAGGGAGCGAGCCGCGCGCAGGTCAGCATCGCTGGCCTCCATAACGTCAACAGGATCGCAGTCGCCGCCCAACAGCAGGATGCGATCACGCCCAGCTTCCAGCAGGCGCACGTAGGCTCTATACAGGGCCTTGAAGTCGGCATGATCGACGGCCCGCGCGGGCGGGGCATTGGTCCGGATGGCCTCAACCTGCCATTGAGGCAGCATCCATCCGGGGATGAACGCGGCGACGCTTTCAGCGTGAGATTCGGCGGAATGAGGCCACAGGGTAGCGACCGCCTCAATCTTGGGATCCTGTTCTGATTGCTCCTGGCGCGCGGCATGAAACGCATTGAGCGCCGCCGCAGCCTTCTCCGCGTGCGCCTTGCTCGGGGCAGCGTGGACATCGTCTGGCCCGAGGATGTGCATGCACCACAGCGGCCCCTGCCCCGTCGGCTGGCGGGCAGCAAGGGCTGCGGCTGCCTTGCGTAGCAGGGTTGCAGTGCTCTCCGCCATGTTGGCGTCGTGCTGCAAGCCAGCGGCGACATCTTGCGGATCGTCCGGGGTGTAGCCTTCGCCGTCCTCGATGGCCTGTTCGATGCTCTCTCCTGCTTCCCGGTCGCCGGCGGCCATGCGCTCCAAACCGTCGGCATGCTCCAGCAGCTCGGCCCTCAGCGCATCCCCCTGCCCAGCCGGGGAGGGCGATACCGGAATCCCGACATCGCCCTGGATCAGGTTGTTCAGCCCGATCAGATCGGTCACGCCTGCGCCGGCATCGCCATACAGCCGCGTGGCGATGGCCTGCACCAGGTCAGCGGCGGTCTTGACCGCCATGTTGGTCTGCTGGTTCATGCGGCGATCCTCAGTTCGGCTTCGACCGGGTCCAGATTGGCCTCGGCCAGTGCGCGCAGCGGCGGCGGGCTCACGCTGTTGCCGACCATGCGCACGGCGGCGGTGGCCTTGAGCGGCGTGCCGTTGGCGGTGCGATCAATGATGTAGCCCTGCGGGAAGCCCTGCGCGCGGAACAGCTCGTGGGGCTTGAGCATGCGGAGGCCGATATCCACGATGACGTAGGGCGTGCCCTTGATGACCACGGTGACCAGCGCGAGGCGGTCCTTGGTCGTAACGGTGGCCATCGGGTCGAGCAGGCTCGGTGCGTTGGCGCCGGTGCCGTAGTACTTCACTAGGAAGGCCGCGACGCGTTCAGCGCCTTCGACCTGCTCCGGACTCAACGTGCACTCGACAACGCCGTGGTGCACCGTGCTAGCGCAGACGGTGCCCAGCGGGGCATCCGCGCCCTGGCCGTGAGTGTTCCTGCGCATGGTGAGCAGATGGGCGCTGGCAAAGGCATATCCGCCGCTGCCGCTCGCCGTGACGGTGCCGACCGGGTCACGCACATCCTTGCTGCCCGCACCCCAACGCTGGACGCCGCCGGGCTTACCTTCGCCGTGCGCAGCCTGGACCATCACGGCCGAAGAGATGCCGAGTGCGTGCGCTGCGCCGGCAGGTCGCTTTGCCCCTGCGCCGGAGGTGATGGTGGGGACGGGATCAGTCACGGGGTGGCCGATGCTGTCACCACGGAACTCGACCAGCGAGGGCGCTACCAGCGCGGTGTCCGCCTTGGCGGTCATGGTGTACAGGGGGTCTGCGCCGGAGCGCGGTTCGGACTGCCCGGCACGGCCGCCGACGCCGGCAAGGATCGGCGTGACCACCGAGAAGTGTCCGCCCTTCACGCCAGCGCAGACGGTGCGCAGGGGCTCATCAGCCGCCATGGTGCGCTGGTTGCTGGCATTGGCGTGCTCGGCGATAAACGGCGCCAGTTCGGGCACGCCCAGCATCAGCTCGCCACGGTTCGCCGCGGTGATCGTCTTCAGCGGGTCGTGGATGCTGTTCACCCGATCAGCGCCCTGATGGGTCACCGGCACGATGAAGGGGTCTGCGCTCTCGAGCACGTGGCGCACAATGCCCTTGGCAACTCGACGCATGGTGGCGTCAGCCAGAGGCCGCTTGCGCGCGAAGATCGAAGGGCAGGGGATGCTGAAGTCCAGGCAGTCGGCGGCACTGACGCGCGGCGTCATGCCGGTCGCGGATCCATGGGTGGGCTTCGGCCACACGATGGCCTCGCCGTCGCGCCGCGCGATGAGGAACAGGCGCTCACGGCTGGTGCCGGCGCCGAAGTCGCTGGCCACGAGCTTCCGCCATTCGACCACATAGCCCAGCGCACGCAGGGCTGCGACGAACTGGCGCCAGGTGCGTCCGATGTGGCGTTTGTCAGGCACCAGCGCCTGGCGCTCGACGGGAACGCGCTCGCCCTTGTCGGCAATTCGATTGGTCATCACCGGCTTGCCCCTGCGGAATACGGGCTTCCCGGTGCTCTCATCGACGGCCTGGATGAGGTCCAGGGTGACGACGCGGCCGGTCTTGCTGCAGCGCTTGGCGACCAGCGGACCCCAGGTCAAGATCTGCCAGACATTCTCCATCGAGAAGATGCGGGGCGCCGTGTTGGTGCCGTTGAGAAGGTCAGCGCGACGCAGCATGCCGATCCACTTCAACACCACCCACGACAAGGCGCGCGTCTTCCGGCTGCGCGGCTGCCCGCCCTTGGCCTGGCTGAAGTGCGTGCAGTCGGGGGAGGCATGGAACCAGCCGATGGGGCGGCCGGCCACGTCAACGCGCGGATCCGCATGCCAGATGTCTTCGCGGTGATGCTGGGTCAGCGGGTGATTGGCCGCATGCATGCCGATGGCCAGCTCGTCGTGGTTGTAGGCCAGCGCCGGGTCGATGCCCAGCGCCTGCTTCAGGCCTTCGCTGGCTCCGCCGCCGCCGGCGAACAGGTCCACCACGATCTCGCCGGGGCGCAGGCGCGATCGCTGCGGCGCCGGGAAGTTGAAGGAGCGGGAGCCGTCAGCCACGGGCGGCCTCCACGGCTTCATCCAGCGCAGAACCAGACATACGGAGCAGCTTGTGGACGATCTGCCGGGTATCCGGCTCGATGTCGTCTGCGGCATCGGTGATCTCAAAGAAGAGCACCGCAGCGGCCGCAACCACGCGGGCATTGGGCTGGTCGTCATGCGCTTCATTGAGCAGGCGCATGGAATCCTCACGGTTGAGCTTGATCTCAGCCATTGGACGGCTCCAGATCCTCGGCGGTGATCACGTGGGGCACCGAGTTGAGGACCTGCCAGAAGTTGGGCGGGCTGACGCGATCGGCCCATGCAGCAACGAGCGAGCGCAGCTCGTCAAACTGCTCCGTGGTCACGTCCTGGAGATAGTCTTCCGACGATTCCCCTGCATATTCGAAAGCCATCTCTTGCAGCCGCTCGATGATGTTTCCCTCGTCAACCAGGCTCGCGGTGTCGACCGGCTTTACCTCCCCCACGTAGACCGTCTCCCCGATTTCAAAACCACCGTGGTAGTCGACCGCTGCAGCAACCGCTGCGTCGAAGCTGTCGCACTGGTCATGGAACGTCTCTTTGTCCGTGCTCCAGCTGTATTGCTTTTCGGTTTCGGTATTCATGTGGGGATCCTGGTTAGGCGGCTTTGCACTGGGCGGCCAGCGCTTCAAGTCGCTCGGCCTCGCGGATGTAGTGGTCGTGCCGGTCCTGGCGAACCGGCTGGGTGAACTGGATGTCGGTCAGGGCGGTGGCAGCGGAGACGCGGAAGAGGGCGGCCAGCCGCGCTGGGTCGTGATCGAAGATGTCGAGCTGCTGGCGCTTCTTCATGGCCGCCCTCAGCTCAAGCCGCCTGCGCGAGTTCTTCAATCTTGGTGAAGGGGTACTTCTCGACCTGGTCTTTGATGTTCGCGCCGAAGTGCTTGCCCTTGGACTCGGCCGCCTGGAACGCCGCGAAATCCTCGGCGGTGAAGTTGGCGTAGTGGTACAGGCTGCCCGGGCTGACAACGCCGCCCTTACGGCTGGTGAAGCGGATGGCCAGGGTGCTGCTGGCGGCGTCGTGGCCGATGGAGTGGATCTGGTTGGACTCGACGTCCTGCAGGTCGATGCGCAGTGCCATGGGATGCTCCTGATGAGAATGGGATGCCCCGTATCGCCGGGACCACGCGGGCTTTGGCTTCCAATGCCCCTTCACGGAATCGAACCGCATCTCGTCTTGACCACAACGTCGCCACCTAGCGGGAATCGAACCCGCGATTTACTGGAGGAGAGGACCGGTGCTGATCTCCGGCACGAGCTCCCCGTCCTAGGGGCAGCAGCCTTGCGGCATTTGGTTTTTCACCGGGCATCCCTTCGGTCCGCCCCGCGCATCAGCCTGCGCATTCCTCTCCGTTGAACAGTCACGCAGCGAGCGGGAACGTTTCTCCGTTCGCTGCAGCGCGCAACACGCGGATCATCTGCTCGCACATGGCCGGCACCTGGTCGGCGGCATAGAGCTTCGCGCCCCGCTCAGTGCTGACCGGCTCGAAACCGAGCTGGCGCAGGCCTTCGGCACTGATGGCCAGCGGGCCGATCAGGGCGTTGATCTCGCCGAGCTTGATCTTCTGGCCCTCCGGCGCCCACGGCGCGGCGTCATCGGCGACCGGTGCAGGAGCAGCAACCGTGATGACCTGCCGGATTGGCGTGGGCTCAGGCGCGGCCGCGACCGGCTCAGCAACCGGGGCGGGACCGGCCGCCGGCGTGGCAGCGACGACAGCCGCTGCCGCGTCCCGCTGCAGCCGTTCTGCGCGCTCCTGTTCTTCCTTGCGGATCTGGGCGCGCTCATCGTCCAGGCGCTGCTGCTCCGCCTGCTGATGCGCCGCGATGCGAGCCGCGACCAAGTTGCGCAGGTCTTCCGGCGCCTTCGTGGCGCACAGCTGCACTCGATCAGCGAACAGCGTGGCGTGCAGCGCATGCTCGTTGAGGATCGCGACATTGCCCCGGATCCGCTCGGCCAGCTGGCTGGCGGTGATCTTCAGGTTCGCGGCCGCCGTGCTGACGGCGTCCTCCATGCTGGTGAACGACTTCTTACCCTTGATCGAGGCGCCGAGCTCTGCCGTCACAGCCTGGGCGGGGAATGCGATCGCGTGCTGGCCGAGCGTGGCGTTGATCTGGTCGTAGTGGTCCTGCACGTTTATGCGGCCGGTCTGGACGATCTCGATCCGGCGCTCGTCCTTCCGCTTGCCCACCAGCTTCTCCAGTTCCAGGCGAATGCGGCGGGTCTCTGCCTTCACGTCGTCCACGGTGCGGAACATGGCGTCGATATCGGCCGTCTGACTCAGGGCGTGCGCCTTCGCGGCGTCCAGCTTCTCTTCCACGGCCTTTGCCCACTTCACCGTCTGCTCGGCATCCGCGAAGTCGGTGTCGGTCTGCAGGTTGCGGTTGATGCCGCCCAGCACGGCCATGGCATGGGCGCGGAAGTCGCCGAGGTTGCTGGCCGTGACCATGCCCTGCAGTTCGATACGCAGCGCGGGCAGCTGGTCCGGAGCCTTGCCCACCACCGGTTCGGCAACCGGTACGACCTGGTAGGTGCACACGTCAGCTTCGAACTGCTCCCAGCCGGGGAGGATCCGCGCGCGCAGCTCGGGGTTGGGGTAGTACCAGCAGTGCCGCTCTTCAACGAGCTGCCATTCTTCCGTCTGCGGATCTTGCTTCCACTCGGAGGCCATGAACAGTACGCGCTGGGCTTGGCTGACCATGCACTGCTGCTCCATCTGGATCTGATGGTAGAGCGGCAGGTCGGTGCCAACGCAGTCCGGCGTCATGCAGGCGCGCAGGGTGGCGTTGAGCGTCTTGTGCTCGAACGCGATGTCCTCGAGCAGGGTCAGGCCGTCGAAGCTGGCGGACAGCTTCCCCTCCGTGCCTACGCACGGATAGAGGTCCTCCCCGACGATTTCCTCCGCCAGTGGGCGGGCCAGTGCTTCGAACTGGTGGCCGTTGTCGAAGATCTGCTGCAGGAACCAGCTGATCTCCTGGGCAACACCGGTGGCGCGAACCTTCAACAGCTCGGAGCGGCTGATGTTTGGGAATTCGCCCAGCATGATGGGCGCTTCGCTGGCATTGAGGTGCTCGGCGCGGTGGGCATGCCACTCGGGCGTGCCTTGGATAAGGGTCACGGTACGCATGATCAGCGCTCCAACGCAGTCTGGGTGATGCCGCCAGCGGCAGCGGCGACGTCGCTCTGGGGCTCGCCTTCGCTCTCATCCTTCGGCGGATTGCGGATCTGGTGCAGCTGGTCAGCGGTGAAGCGCGCCTTCGTCTGCAGGGTGGCGATCAGCTCTTCAGCCGATTTACGGCCGCTGGCGATGAGGTCCCACCACTTCGTCAGATTCGCGCTGAAATCAGTATCGGAATACAGCGGCAGCGCCTTCTCAGCCGTGCCGGTAATAGCCGGACGGCTCTGGCCACTCACCTGGGTTGCCTCACCGGTGGGGATATCCATCACTTCTTCAGCGATGGGCATGCCGCGCAGCACGTCGGGGAACACGTCGCGCAAGGCGAAGGCACGGGCACGCATCTGGCGCATGCGCTTCGGGTACTGGGTCCACGGGCCTTGCTTATTGAGCAGGCCGGCCACCTTCGCGTCGTCCATGCTGAAGGTGCGGACCTCTTCCGACTCGCCGCGGCGCTTGACCCTGCACACGGCCGTGCCGCCATCGTCGGATTCGGTGATGTACTCGCACAGCGGGGAGCTGCGCACCAGGGCAATAACGGCGTCGCCCCACAGGGCAGGCCGCCCGTTGATGATGGCCAGGTTCTGCATGGCCTGCAGCGGCTTCAGCCCGAGCTCGCTGCCCCACTGGATGGCGATGAAGCAGTTGCCCGGCTTGCCTTTGAAGTCCTTGGGCACGAAATCGCTTTCGGCGAGGTAGTCACAGAACTGCAGGGCCTGCTCGAAGGTCTGCGGGCTCAGATCAAACTGCTGGCGCTGCTGGGAAGCGAGCGCGGTTTGCGGTTGGGCTACTGCGTTCATCGGATGTCGTCCTTGCGGATGTTGATGCGGGTAAGGGGAATCGAACGGCGAAGGGCCTTGCGGGCATCCAGCTGGGCGGTGAATGGCTTCCAGACCTGATGCGCCTCGGAGACCGTCCGGAAGGCGAAGAAGAGGGCGCCGATCCCGCCGACCAGCACGAAGCTGTCGGCGTTGCGCGGGCTTGCGAAGAAGGCCAGGGCGATGCAGAAGCCGCACAGGGCAGCGGCGATGAAGGCGGGGGTGAGCAGGGCAACCGGGTGGCGGTTCATGCGTTGTCTCCATGGATGAGGGCCATGCGTCGGCGGCGGGCGCGCTCCCAGATGCGGTTCTGTGCGGCCTTGCTGCAGCCGGCAGCGATGAACTCGCGCTCGGTTTCCTTGACGTCCAGCCCCGACCGGGCAGCGCACACGCGCACGCTCTCCAGCAGGTATTTCTGGCTGTTGGTCTGGATCGGGAAGGCGAGGACCTGTGCGCTCATGCCGCTTTCTCCAGGTCGCTGTTGCCGCGCTGGATGGCGTCTGTTGTCGACGCGAAGGGGTTCGGCAGCGCCCGGCAGGCGTCGATCAGCTCCTGACGGCGCTTGCGGGAGGCTTCTTCGTCACTCAGGCCGCGCGGGTAGCTCCGGCCGCCGGTCGCATAGATCTCGTCGGGGAAGCCGATCATCCTCAGCTCGTGGCGGCGAGCAGCCTCCCACGCCATCTCATCCGTGGCGCCGGCAAACGCGGCCGCACGGTAGGCCACCTCGATGCCGGGCATGCGCAGCCCGGTGGTCATCAGGTTCGTGAGCAGCACCGCAGCGTTGAGGCGCTCCGCGCGGACCGTGGCTTCGGGGTGCAGCTCGGTGACGGGCGCCATGTCAGCAGCCCTCCCGAAACGTCCAGCCGAAGACCAGTGCGCCGAGGTGCAGCCCGGCGGCGGTGGCGAAGATAGCCGCCGCGTAGGCAGCAGCGATCAGATGCCAAAGGGGACGACGCTTGACTGCCATCTGTGTTCTCCGAGCCCTGCGGAGTGCTGGGCGACGGACACAAATTACCAGACGGTAATGCTATGTCAAGCGGAAAATTACCGAAAAGTAAAATTAGCTGTTACAGGCTTGCCACTGCCGCGCGCGGCAGCGCCTACGCAGCTAGTTCGAAGGCCCCGAGGGCCTTACACCATCCTGTCACCAGCAGCGTCGCGGTCCACGGCGACCAGTTCCGTCAGGGCCCATATGCCAGTGATCACCAGGCCGATGACAAACCAACCCAGCAGGAGAGTGATCAGAAGCTGCACGACGGCTCGGCCGTTGTAGCCGGCATAGAAGTTGTGCAGCCCCAAGGTGCCAAAGAAGAGTCCGAGGATGATGTAGACCCCACGGCTCTTGGCCGTTTTCACGACATGCGGCTGCGCTACCAATGAAGCCGGCGCAAGCGTGGCGATCGGTGCCCCGCACCCTACACAAGCTGCCGCCTTATCGCTTACCTCGCGACCACACTCACTGCAGTTGACCATCGCCATCGTGATTCCCTTCGCGTCTTAGAAAGTCAGAACCGGCGGAAGCCGGCATGCACAAGTGCCTTGCCACGCACTGCTAGGTCGGCGATGTCGCAGCGCCACTCTTTGAACTCTGGGTTCGCGCTCACCACGTACAGGCCATCCACGCGCTTTTGAAGCATCTTGATTTGCGTCTCGCCGTCGTAGCTGATGAGGTAGTAATCGTCACCATCGAAATAGTCTATCGACGTGTCGATCCATACGATGTCGCCATCCTCTATCTTGGGTCGCATCGAAGGGCCACGGCCGGTGATGATCTGTATACGGCCAGGGCGGGGGAGGAAGCCGAGCTTCCTGCGCACCTCCCACTCAGCGACTTCCATAACCTGCATCACTTCAGGGAAGTCCTGATTGACCACGCCCATACCCATGCCTGCTGCTCCCTCGTAAAGCTGGAGCCGAAGGTAGCCGGGCTTCGTCTCAGTCTCTAAGACAGATGCGACAGGCACTGCCGCAGTAGGGTCGTCGGATGAGTCAAGATATCCCTCGGGCATGCGAGCAGCGCTTTCGAGTGACCGCGCCTTCTTCTCTCCGAACGACTTCTTGCCGTTCAGGAGACCCGAGAGCTCCCCCTGATTGATACCGACCGCCGCAACGAAGGACGCCTGCGTTCCCGCGTGGTTCTCCTGGATCCAAGCGCGGAGGCGCTCGCGGCGCAAGGTAACGATGGGGGCGTCTGTCGAAGGCATGCGCAAAGTTTCACTTACCTTGCGGTAATTGACCAAAAGGTGTTGACTTGCAATTACCGAATGGTAATCTTCATGCATGGACACCCTCCGCAGCTACCTCTCGACCTTGAGCCCGGCAGACCAGGCGGACTACGCCCGTCGCGCCGGAACTTCCATCGGCTACCTGCGCAAGGCCCTGAGCGTGGGCCAGCGTTTCGACGGTGCGCTGGTTCGCCAACTTCATATACAGAGCGGTGGCGAAGTGTCCCTCACCGAGCTGCGGCCCGACATATGGCCGGCAGACGAGGCGATCGCCGCCAACGACCCTCAGGAGGTGGACCGTGCTGCCTGACCGCTGGAATCCGCGCGCGTGGCTGCGCGATTGGCTCACCAAGCGCACACGTTGCGAGGCTGCAGCTTCATCTGCAGCCTCGCATGAACTGTCTAACCAGATCTGTGCCATAGCGACGGTCGCCGAGAAACTCGAATCCGAGAGTGCGGCGATCCGTGCCTTGATCAGTCGTGGAGGTAGAGGGAACGACGAGTGATGTCCGCTATCGACTTCTTCGCGCCTTCCGGCATGGAGCCTGCCTCGATCTCCGAAATGGTCCTCTCCAAATTTTCCTTGAAGCCTGGGTTGTCTGCAAAGGCGCGGATGATGCCGATCAGAAGGACGTGCGCGGCTGCGATGTCGTCCTTGAAATCCGAACTCAGGTTGTTCTGCACCTCGGCAATGCGTGCCAGCTCTTTCAATGTTTTTCTCACTTCCTCGTCCATGTCGCCCTCCTTGTGGGCTGTTTTGTTGGCGCAACCAGCTTATCGCAAGGAGGGCGACACCTTGAGGCTCAAGCGGCCGCATTGAGGTAGTCCTCGATCCAGAGGACAACGCCACCGCTCGCGGGCACCGGACCGAGATCGGGAAGGGCAAGCGGAAGGGCCTTCGGCTTCCCATCGACCCTTCGCAGCAAGAACGGCTTCCCGCACATGCGGACCAGCGACACCACCTGATTCACCGACTTCCCTGAGTTGTTCATGTCCATGGCGCAGATGTTGCGCCGGCCCAACAACCCCTTCCACGTTCACGAAGCGACCCAATGAACATCATCGACGCTGCCCACAAGACCGTAAAAGATTCGCCCGGCGGCGCCGAGGCGCTGGCCACGCGGCTGATCACGACCAACGACAAGGGAGAAGAGAAGCCCATGTCGGGCGCTGTCCTGCGGAACAAGGTCAACCCGAATAACGCGACGCACAAGCTGGGCTGGGAAGAGGCCAGCGAGATCATGGGGCTGACTGGCGACTACCGCATGCTGGTCGCGCTGGCAGCAGAGCACGGCTTTGCGGTTCAGCGCTTGGAGGTGCCGGAAAGCGCTGGCTGTCTGACCACCACCATCCTCGCGGCATCTGCCAGCAAGGGTCAGTTCGCGGAGATGCTCCACGAGTTCCTGCAGGACGGATTGATCACCGACAACGAGTTCTCTGAACTCCAGAGCGGCGCTGCCGGCATACACGCTGCGCTGATCCTGCTGATGGCGAAGCTTCGCGAGGCCAAGGGCCAGAAGGGCGTGCTGTGAGCCGGCTCCAGAACGATATCCGCGCACGCGAGCCTGAGCGGCAAAAGATGCAGGCCAAGCTCGATGCATTCCTGGCCAAGGGCGGCCAGATCGAACGGCCGGGAGCGCCACCACCGAAGAAGCCCATGAACGTGCGCGAGTACAGCGACCTGACATGGGCGAAGAGGACAGCCCAATGAGCCATCTTCCCGCACGCAACACCGATCCGAATACCAGCCACGAGGCCGCGCGCGACCTCGTGGACTCGGGCACGCAGGCCCAGCAGCAGGCGCAGGTGGCTTCAGCGCTGCGCCAGCACCCAGGACTGACCAGCCGCGAGCTGGCCTTCTCTGCCGCGCTTGATCGCCACATGGTCGCTCGCAGGCTGCCAGAGCTGGAGGCCGACGGCTTGGCTGTACACGGTGCGCCGCGCATCTGCAGCATCAGCCGCAAGCGCTGCCAAACCTGGCTGCCGGTGCTGGTCGACGCAGAGCAGGCGCCCTTGGCTGCCTGACATGAATTACTACGAGCGCCACCTGGGCGACTACGCCAAGGACACCGGCCATCTGAGCCTGCTGGAGCACGGCGTCTATACGCTGCTGCTGGACCGCTATTACGCCACGGAAAGCGGGATCCCCGAGGACCAGGCGCATCGCATTGCGCGCGCACGGTCGGCTGACGAGCGCGCTGCGGTGGATGTAGTCCTGGCCGAGTTCTTCCGCCTTGAGGGAAACCTCTGGGTTAACGGCCGGGTGGAAGAGGAGCTGGAGAAGGCGCGCGGCCGGATCGCCACCGCACGCGCAAACGGCAGAAAGGGGGGGAGACCGCCCAAAAAGAACCCGCCGAAAACCCACGAAGAACCCAATGGGTTTCCGGCGGGTTTCGAAAATGAAACCGGATCGAAAGCTCACCAATCACCAGACACCACCTTTACTCCAGATAGATCTCAGCAAGCACCAGAGATCTCTGAGGGCGCGACCCTGGCCGGGCAGGCGTGCTTGCTGATGCGCCGAGCCGGTTGCCACACCACGAACCCGAGTCATCCCGACCTGCTGGCCGCTCTCGGGGAAGGCGTCACACCGCAGGCGTTGAGCGACACCGTCACCGAAGGCCTGAGCCGCGCACCTCCGGTGGCGAAGCCTTTCGCCTGGGCCATCACCACCGCCCGGGCCCGTCATGCCGAAGGCCCCAAGCAACCCCCGCAGAACACCGGACCCCATCATGGAACACGTCGCCTCGCTCCTGCCGACGAAGTCGAGCAGTTCATCCGCGCCCGAGAGCAGGGCGGAAACGTCATCGACGCCACGCCTTCATTCGCAGCATGTCATGGATCAGCTCTGGAAGCACATGGCGCAGATCTACGGCCACAAATGGACCAGCGGGTACACGGCGGATCCGGCGGGTGCCGCGGCGAAGACGTGGTCGAAGGGACTTTCCGGATTGTCGGGGAGGCAAATGGCTGACGGCCTGGCCGCCTGCATCGCCAGTGCAGATCCGTGGCCGCCGACGCTGCCGCAGTTCCGGATGATGTGCTTGGGCATCCCGCCGTTCGACGCGGTGCGTGCCGATTCTGGCCAGCAGGACGGGTTCACCCGGCTGGTGTGGCAGTACCTCGATGGGCACCGCTATCGGCTCGCCAGCGCCGACAAAGCCGACAAGCTCCTGCAGGCCGCCTACAGCCGCGCCAAGGAGTTCGTGATGCGCGGCGGTGAGCTGCCGCCAGCGCCGGTGGCGGAGATCGAGCACGAGGTGCGGCATCCGGTCCCGGCCACCCGCGACCAGGTCGCGCGCCATATGGGCGACATCGCCGACCTGCTCGGCGTCGCTGATCCGGATCCGGACGAGCAGGCCGACGACCAGGCCGGGCTGGTCGCCGCTGCGGAAGAGGTGCGGCATGCAGCCTGAGGTCAGCGCCGACGTCCTGCGCCGCGCGCGGCAAGCCGGCCGCTACATGCGCGAGGCGCACAAGCCGCGCAGCTCCGTGCCGTTGTTCGAGATGGGCATGGCAGGTCACCTGCAGCGAAAGGAGTGGGAGGCCGGCTGGGATCAGCGGGATGACGAGATGAAACTTGGAGTAGCGGCATGACTGCAATGAGCCCCAAGGACTGGCAGGAGCGCGGCGAGGGCATGATGACGCACAAGCAGCAGCGCATGCTCAACGCCATCTGTGGTGATCTGGCCGCCGGCCTGTCCTGGCACGGCCAGCGCCTCACAAAGGACGACTGGCGACACATGGTTGCCGGCACGATGCTCGGCTGGCGCCTCATGCCGGCCATCGACCGGGGGCAGGGCGCGCCCGGTCACATCATGCTCGGCGGATCCAGCCTGAAGCTGACGAAGTCGCTGGCCTGCGACGCCATCACCGTGCTCGTGCAGATCGGGGACCACCCGGAAGAGCAGGGCATGCGCGCGAGGCCCGTTCGGTGGTCGGACACGGTGCTGCTAGGGCTGGGGCACAACCCGCGCGACTTCGCGGAGGCGGCGTGAGTAAGTCAGCGCCATACTCATTCTTTATCGATGAGTTTTTTTATCGAATCAAAGGCAGCTTGCCCGGTAGCTTGGTACTCGACGCAGACCCGATTGAGGTGTTCAACGTCACGCTTTTCGAAACTTTGCTGGTCTGCACAAGCGCGAAGGTAGTTGTGAAACAAATGCGCAGCGTCAATTGCATCCAGGGCAGGTTGGGAAGCTTCCAGAAGGTTCAGCGCATCCAGAGCACGCAGTCTGAGGTTGAGCCCTCCATCCGCATCCTTAAACACGAGTTCCGGTGCCACGGTCTGCAGGTGCTTGGGAATAACCTTCACGAGCGCAAGAAACGTATTCAGCTCGATGCGAATGGAGATCGCAGTCGCGCGGGCAAGAATCTTGGCGTCTTCCAAGTGCTTCTGCGCTGCAGCCTGTTCTGCGATGCGGCGCTCTGCGGTGGATTTGTCAGTGGCGACCTTTTGTCGCCACATCGCGAAAGCGAATGTGGCCACAGTGAGGCCCGCTTGCGCCCAAGCAGCCCACTCGCTCTGGGTAATGCAGAAAGTCGTAGAAAACCAGCTGCAGTAGTTCGCCGGGTCCGCCATGTCACGTCCGATGTGTTTGGGTGCGCAATTGTAAGTGGGAGACAGGCTTATGCACAGTAACTACCGCGACCGAGCCCTTCTGGATGCCGTATACCAAGTCGAGTGCACCCTGCAGATCGAGCGCTGCTGCCAGGGCGGCTTCGGTGAGCCTGCGCACAGCAACCAGAGCCGGCACGGCAAGGGCGGCGCGATCAAGGCGCACGACTGCTTCGTGGCGGCGGGCTGCAGGGCATGCCACCGTGAGCTGGACCAGGGCCGGCGCTTCACCCGCGAGGAGAAGGCTGAGATCTGGCAGCGCGGGCACGAGCGCACGATGCTGGCTCTGTGGCAGATGGGTGCTATCCAGGTGGCCGCATGAAGATCTTGGCGATCGACCCCGGCACGGAGGAAAGCGGCTGGTGCCTGCTCGAGGATGGCCGGGTCATCCATTCGGGGGTCTACGGCAACGAGGAACTGCTGCTGGTGGTGCGCGGGGCTGGCCAGCTGGGTGAGGTGGACGTGCTTGCCATCGAGATGATCGCGAGCTACGGCATGGCCGTTGGCCGCGAGGTGTTCGAGACGTGCGTCTGGGTCGGGCGCTTTCAACAGGCTTGGTCTGACCCGAACGCTGTGCAGCTCGTCTACCGCCGTGACGTGAAGCTGCATCTGTGCGGCAACGCGAAGGCGAAGGATCCGAACATCCGGCAGGCTTTGATCGACCTGTTGGGCAAGCCCGGCACGAAGAAGGCCCCCGGCGCGACTTACGGCGTTGCCTCGCACGCGTGGGCGGCGTTGGGGGTGGCGGTCACGGTCGCTGGCATCACCCCCGAGTCTGCGAGGGCCGCGGCATGAGCGCCAGCCGGTACACCTACGAGATCGGGGGCCCTCGCGGGGGCACTCACGTTTCCATCGTCACTGCCTGTCGGATCGCAGATCGATTCCGGCACAGGCTTCCGACGGTTGCGGAGCTGCGCGCCGCGTTCGGCATGAGCACTGCAACTGCATACCGCTGGCGCGCCGCTCTCGCGGAAGCGCGCGGGCTGTCTTCTACCAGCACCACCCCAGGAGAGAAACACCATGGCTGACCGCCGCGAGATGCTGGCCCGCCTGAACCCCCAAACGGTGCGCTTCGACGTGGGGCAGGGCGGCGGCGCGCCGAGCCTGACCACTTCCGATATCGCCGCAGCGCTCGGCATGGTGCCGGCAGGCCTGGGCCGCGAGGTCATGGAGGCGGTGTACCTGCCCGACGGAGCCCTGCGGCACCGGCCGAAGCTCGCCGAGGCGGTGCTAGCCATCGTCCGGCCCGAGTTCACCCGTCGCGCGCGGGCGCTTGCGGAGGCTGAGGATGACCTGAGCTTCTCGAAGGAGATGGTCAGCCTCAGCCGGCGCAGCCTGTCCGACGCGCAGCGACGGATCCTTCGGGATCGGGAGGCCGCTGTGGTGCTGGCGCGCTCCAAGGCCTGGCCGAAGAACACCTATCAGCACCTCACCCGCATGGTCGACGCCGTGGTGTTGGAGCTGGCCAGCGGCAACCGTTGCCCGACGTGCATCGGGGCTGGCATCGTGAGCGACATGGGCTGCAAGGATTGCAGGTGCACCGGACTCGAGCCGACGCCGGACCGGCGCCGAGCGCTGGCAATGGGCACCGACTCACCTGCGTACCTGCGTAGGTGGAAGCCGGTGTACGAATGGCTGCTGGCGGAAATGAACCATGCGGGGGAGGCGGCAGCAAAACAGCTCTCCCGCGCATTGAGCAATGCCGATTACGAGCCAAGGTCACGTGCTGCGTAGCGCTTGGAAATATTGTCTTGCTGAAACAACGGAAATCCCTGTAATTTCACCACTATCGCGAGACTTGGCCGCCGGCCAAACTCATCAGCCCCGCCATCGAGCGGGGCTTTTTCGTATATGGGGTGCGTTGCCAGATGGGCGCTGGGCCGGACTGTAAATCCGGCGTCTTCGACTCGCGTGGTTCAACTCCACGGCACCCCACCATCACCGGTCCGCTGGCGTAAACATAAATGTTTACATGTAAGCAAAATTGTGTATAATTGCCTCCAACGACACAACAACGGAGGCTGATGAAGACAAGCGAGTTCAGGCGGTGGTTGCAGTCCCGAGGCGTGGTGATGAAGGAAGGATCCAATCACACCAAGCTGTATCACCAAGGGAAGCAGTCAACCATGCCACGGAACGCTGCAGAGATGAAAGAAGGCACACGGAAGGCCATCCTCAAGCAGCTAGGCATCAAGGACCCGCCCCGATAAGGGGCGGTAATCTTGGGCTCGCATGTTCATCTGATCACATGCTCTATCCAGCAAAATTGGCGCCGGAGGACGGCGGGTTCGTGGTTACGTTCCGGGACATCCCGGAGGCGGTCACGCAGGGTGATACGAGGGAGGAGGCCATCTCAATGGCAGCCGATGCCCTCGCAACCGCAATGGACTTCTACTTCGAAGATCGGCGCCCAGTGCCTGCTCCGTCGGAGGTCAGGCGCGGGGAGGTGGGCATTGCCCTGCCCACGGGATTCTCTGCCAAGGTCCTGCTGCTCAACGAAATGCTTGCCCAGGGGGTCACACCCGCCGAGCTTGCCAGGCGGCTGGGAACGTCGCCCCAGGTGGTGAACCGGATCGTAGACACAAGCCACGCCACGAAGATCGACACGATCGATGATGCGTTGCGTGCGCTGGGTGCTCGGTTGGACCTGACGATCCATCGGGCAGCATAGACCGCCGTTCCAGGACTACGGGGATCCCCGTATTTTCATCGGTTGAACATCGAAGGCCCCGCCATCACCGGCGGGGCCTTTCCATTTGCGGGCCTGGCCGAGTGGCTCAGGCATCAGCCTTCCAAGCTGACCACATGGGTTCGAATCCCATGGCCCGCTCCATCTACGCCCGCTTACCCCAACCGGATCAACCCTCGTGCCCAGCCGGGAGCGGGGCGGGCACCCATACCCCGAGCGAGGTTCTGCCCCAGGGCGGTGATCGCTCACCCACACCGAGGCGCGCATGGCTCAGATCACACCCCAACAGGCCGGCGGCGTGAAAGTCGTGGCCTTCCTCGACATGCTCGCCTGGTCCGAGGGCACGGATAACGGGAGACAGCCCACGAGGGACCGCGGCTACGATGTGCTGGTGGGTGGACAAATGTACACCGGCTACGCAGATCACCCCCGGGTGCTGGTGGACCTGCCCAGGCTGGGCATCCAGTCGACTGCGGCAGGGCGCTACCAGCTCCTGCGCCGCTACTTCGACGCCTACCGCAAGTCGTTGGGCCTCAAGGACTTCACCCCTCTGAGTCAGGATCTGATTGCCCTGCAGCAGATCCGGGAGCGCAGGGCGCTTCCGCTGATCCAAGCCGGCAAGATCGCCGAGGCAATCACTGCCGTCCGGAACATCTGGGCCAGCCTGCCCGGCGCCGGGTACGGGCAGCATGAGCACAAGCTGGATCAACTCCTTTCCGTGTTCGAACTGGCCAGGGTTGCTGCTGAGCGGGGCCAGCCTGCCGATTTCACCAGGGTGACGTCCAGCGTCGATTCCACCGCTGAGATTGTGAGGGCGGGAACGCCCAAGGACGGCATGAAGTGACTGAGCCCGTAAGCACGCTCAAGACCGCCGTGGGCACCTTCACCGCTGTGGTGATTGGCCCGGCGACGGCGGACGCCCTCCGGCAGGCAGAGCGGGTCATCCTCGGTGTACCTCAGTCGGTGCTGCTGGTGGCCATTGCCGGTGCACTCATCGGCGTGCTGCTGCTGCCGGAGAGGGACGCAGAGCGGGTGTCTGCCGATGCAGCCCGCCCGCGTGGGCGTCGCTGGATGCAGAGCGGCACCCGCCTGCTCGCCTTGGCCGTCGCGGTCATCGCCTACGCAATCCTCGCTGCCTGGGTCATCGCTGTCGCAGGCTTCTGGTTCCCCTCACTCGCCGGCGCGCCGCAGCTGCCATTGGCAGGCATTTCCGGAGTCGTCATCCGCCGCCTGCTGCCGAGCTACCTCAAACTGGTAGAGCGGGCGACTGGCGCAAATGGAGGCACGTCCCCATGAACAGCGTTCTGCAACTGCTCTCCGCCCTCTGGGCCCTGATCGTCGGCTGGCTTATCGGCATAGTTCAGTGGCTGAGAAAGCCCGGCAGCCTCGTGAAGGTCTTCTGCGCAGTGCTGGCATTCGGGTGTCTCGTGTCCGGCTTGACCGCCTACGAGCGGGAGCAGCGGATCCAAGAGCTCAGCGCGCAAGTGGTCAAGGTCAAGGCTGATTGGCGTGCGGATGCCGACCGCCTGCAGGCCGACGTGGACGCAAGAGACGCCAGGCTCGCCGAGGTGGCCAGCACCCTGCGGGCAGAAGCCGAGAAGCTCGAGCGCCTCAGGGCGGAGAGCGCGCAGGCGCTGAAAGAGCTGGCTGGAAAGATCGAGGCATCTGAGAAGGACGTCTCCACCTGGCGCGAGCGGTACGAAGAGCGTCCTGACACATGCCAAGCAGCCTTGGAGCTGTTGGATTCGGCCTGCCCGGCGTTAAAGGGGTACTGATATGCGCATCGTATTCATCGCAATATTGGCCAACCTGGCCGCCTGCAGTAGTGCGCCCCCGAGGGGGCAGCCTCCAGCGCAGGTGCCAGCGGTGGTCAAGGTTCCCGTCGCCACCTACGTACCCATTCCGCAACGCCTGACGAGCCGGTGTGCTTGGGAGCGGAGCGGCGAGCCTTCCCAGGTATTTTCGGTGAGCAATGGGAGACGGCGCTGCCTCCTTCAGTACGAGGCCCAGTTCGACGCCGTCGAGCAGGTGCAGGGGAAGCCTGTGCCGGAGTAGGAGAGGAAGGCCACTCCTTCCTGATGCGGATTGCCGCGAGGGCACAGCTGAGGAAGTAGTAGGTGGCACGGAACGTGTGGTGGAAGTCTTCAGGGTTCATGGTAGTTAGTCGGTTCCTTTCTGTTCGCTGTACGTGTCCCAAAACTCGCGGGCGTTGGTGCGCATAGGTTTCCCAGCTGCGCCATTACGATCCACTTGCAGGATTTCCGATGGCACGAGAATCGTGCTCGACCCTGCCCGGGCGATCCACTTGCGGGATTTCCGCGCCAGCCAGAGCGGTGCCCCTATGAGTCGCCCAGTGCCCTCAGCCGACCTACACGACATCGACCTGGAAGACATGGCCATGCGGTTCCGGCCTGCTCCCGACGTCTGGCAGTGGATAGAGGCAGAGGTGCTGTCCGAGGATGGGAACCTCCACAACCCCGATCACCTGCACCTGCAGGGCGCCGACGTCGGCATCCTCTGGGCGGGCACCAGCTTCACCAAGCAGGGTAGGACGGTGGTGGGGCAGGCCGAGCTGGTCGCCTTCCGGGCAGGTGGGTGGCAGAAGGCCCGCATGGAGCGCCAGATGGTGGACTGGTTCGGGCATGTCCCCGAGGTGGTGATCACCCTGGCAGCGGACCACTGCTCCCAGTGCAGCGACACCGAGTTCTGCGCGCTGGTGGAGCACGAGCTGTACCACGTGGCCCAAGAGATCGATCAGTACGGAGCGCCGAAGTTCAGGCGGGACGGAACAGCCGCGCTCACCATGCGTGCCCACGACGTTGAAGAGTTCGTGGGTGTGGTCCGTCGCTATGGGGCAGGGACCGAGGTCCAGCGCCTCATCGACGCAGCCAAGGGGCCGCCTGAGGTGGCCAGACTCGATATCGCCCGGTCCTGTGGGACGTGCCTGCTCAGGGCCGCCTGACCTGACTGGGCCTGACAAGGTTCCCAGCCAATGCCCGCCCTCAGTCCCGACATCAAGACCTTCATCGTCCAGCAGCTGGCGTGCTTTGACACCCCCACGCAGGTGGTGGATGCCGTCAAGAGCGAGTATGGGCAGGTGGTGTCGCGCCAGGTGGTGGAAGGTCACGACCCCACAAAGAAGGCTGGCCAGAAGCTGGCGAAGCGCTGGGTTGACCTGTTCACCGAGACCCGGGAGCGATTCAAGACCGAGACGGCGGACATCCCCATCGCGAACAAGGCCTACCGGCTGCGGGCGCTGCACCGCATGGCTGTGCGGGCCGAGGGCATCAAGAATCTGGCACTCGCCGCCCAGCTCATGGAGCAGGCAGCCAAAGAGACAGGCGGGGCCTATACGAACAAGCAGCAGCTGGAGCACAGCGGCCCGAACGGAGCACCCATCCAGAGCGCGGACATGACGCCGGGCCGGTTCCGTGACGTGGCGCGGGGGCTTATGGAGGACGTGTGACGTGACCGAGCTGACCGCCGAACAGAAGGTGGTCGCTGCGGAACTGGCGCGCGAGGACTTCTACTTCTTCAGCCGCTACACCTTCCTGCGGAAGAAAAACTTCCCATGGATGAAGGCCAAGCACCACGCGCAGCTTTGTGCCGCGCTCAATCGCGTCTACCGCGGCGAGTGCAAGCGCCTGGTGATCAACCTGCCGCCCCGGTACTCCAAGACCGAGCTGGCGGTGGTGAACTGGATTGCGTGGTGCCTGGGTAAGGTGCCGGATTCGGAGTTCATCCACATCAGCTACGCCGCGCCGCTGGCGCTGAACAACAGCTCCAATGCCCGTGAGTTGGTGCAGCACGAGGTCTACAGGGAGATATTCCCCGAGCTGGAGCTGCGCAAGGACAGCAGCGCGAAGGGTGACTGGCGGACCACGAAGGGTGGGGTGGTGTATGCCACCGGCGCCGGCGGCACCGTCACTGGCTTCGGCGCAGGCAAGGCCCGGCCAGGCTTCGGTGGCGCCATCATCATCGATGACCCGCACAAGCCGGACGAGGCAGGCAGCGACAAGGTCCGTGGCGGGGTCCTGGACTGGTTCAACAACACCCTGCAGTCGCGCGTGAACAGCGCCGACACCCCGATCATCGTGATCATGCAGCGGCTGCACGAGGGTGACCTCGCAGGCTGGCTGCTGGGCAGGAAGCCCGGGCAGCCCCCAGCGCCCGGCGGCAATGGTGAGGTTTGGGAACATGTCTGCTTTGAGGCCCTCTCCGAAGAGGGCGAAGCGCTGTGGCCGGAAAAGCACAGCGTCACGGACCTTCTGCGCATGCAGGAGGCCATGCCCTATGTGTTTGCAGGGCAGTACCAGCAGCGACCTTCGCCACTCGCCGGCGGCATCATCAAGGCCGGCAGGATCGAGATCGTGGATGCCCTGCCAACCGGCCTGCGCATGCTGCGGGGGTGGGATCTAGCGGCCACCAAGGATGCGGGGGACTGGACGGCCGGTGCGAAGCTGGCCCGCGACAAAGATGGGCTGATCTACATCGTGAACGTCGTCCGAGAGCGCGGCGGTCCCGACGAAGTGGAGAAGCTGGTCGTCAACACGGCGAAGGCCGACCGCTGCAAGCAGTCGCTGCCGCAGGATCCGGGTCAGGCAGGCAAGGCGCAGGCCGCGTACCTCGGCAAGAAGCTGGTTGGGGTGCCTTTCGAGTTCACCACTGAGACGGGCGACAAGGTCACGCGCGCTTCGCCGCTGGCCGCACAGATCAACGTAGGGAACGTCCGCATGCTCCGGGCCGAGTGGAACGAGAAGCTGCTGGACGAGTTCCGCATGTTCCCCAACGGCAACAACGATGACCAGGTGGACGGGTGCGCGCGCGCATTCAACGCCATGGGCGGCAGCAACTACAACCTCGGGAACGCGCTCTGATGGGCAAGCTCGCACAATTACGGGACGGGCTGGTCAACCTGGTTGCCAACCTAGGCACGCCGCGCGACAAGGCGGTGGCCACCGCCTACGGTCTCCCGATGCTCTCCGAGCAGGATGCACAGAACGCCTACCGCGGCACTTGGCTGGCCCGTAAGGTGATCGACATCCCGGCCATGGACAGCTGCCGGAAGTGGCGCGGCTGGAGCGCCGACCAGGCGCAGATCAGCGCGATCGAAGCGGAGGAGAAGCGCCTAGGGGTGCAGCAGAAGACCCTTGAGGCGATGATCCGTGCCCGTCTAGCCGGCGGCGCCGCGCTGTACATCGGGACCGGCAACAGCGACCCGATGCAGCCCCTGCGCCCGGAGAGCATCGGAAAGGGTGGGATTCGCCACCTCAACGTGCTGTCGAAGCGGGTGCTGCAGGGGGGCGAACTTGACCGGGACCCCGAGTCGCCCGGCTACGGCCGCCCGGCCTTCTACAACCTGAGCAGCGGCACCGATGGGCAGCTTCGCATCCACCCCTCGCGCCTGGTGATCTTCCACGGTGCGCCAAAGCCGGATCCCGAGCTGGACACGGGTGATGGCTGGGGCGATTCAGTGCTGATGGCGATCAGCCGCGCCCTGAAGGATGCCGATGCCACGACCGCGAACATCGCGTCCATGGTGTTCGAGGCCAAGGTCGACGTCATCAAGATCCCGGACTTCATGGAGAAGCTCGCGGATCCGGAGTTCGAACAGCAGATGCTGCAGCGCCTGCAGCTGGCCATGATGGCCAAGGGCATCAACGGCACCCTGATCATGGATGCTGCCGAAGAGTACGAGCAGAAGCAGCTCCAGTTCGGCGGCCTCACGGACGTGCTGATGTCCTTCATGCAGATGGCCTCGGGCGCAGCAGATATCCCGATGACCCGGCTGATGAGCCAGTCACCTGGAGGCCTCAACGCCACCGGCGAGAGCGACCTGCGGAACTACTACGACCGGATCAGCTCGGGCCAGGAGCTGGTGCTGAGCCCGGCTCTGCAGGTGCTGGATGAGTGCCTGATCCGTTCCGCGCTCGGCACCCGTCCGAAAGAGGTGTTCTACAACTGGCGCAGCCTGTGGCAGACCACCGACAAGGAGCGGGCCGAGATTGGCAAGACCACCGCCGAGAGCATCAAGATCGTGGCGGAATCGAAGCTGATCCCCGACGACGTGATGACCACGGTGGCGGTGAACATGCTCACCGAAGCGGGCGTCGCGCCCGGGCTGGAAGCGGAGATGGCTGAGTACGCGCTGTCGGCGCCCGAAGGCGACGACCTGGAAGACGACGAAGAGAGGCGGGCTGCGGCCACGCCGGTTGTCGATGCGGCACCTCGGTCGCTATATGTCCGCCGCGACGTCCAGAACGTCGGCGAGATCGCTGCCTGGGCGAGGGAGCAGGGCATCACAGACCTGCGCGACGACCTGCACGTCACCATCGTCCACTCCAGCCAAGCATTCGACTGGATGAAGGCGGGCAACGCCAATGACTGGGGTTCTGACGGCAGGGATGAGCTCGTGATCCCCGAGGGTGGCCCGCGCGCGGTCGAGCCGCTGGGTGGCATGTCGGCCGTGATCCTGTTCGCTTCCTCCCAGCTGGTCTGGCGCCACGAAAGCATCATCCGCGCGGGTGGGTCTCACGACTTCGAGGACTACACGCCGCACATCAGCCTGACGAAGGCACCCACCGACCTCTCCAAGGTCGAGCCGTACCGAGGCCGCATTGTGCTCGGGCCGGAAATCTTCGAAGAGCTCCGCGAGGACTGAACCATGTTTCTTACTGACCGCGTCTCCGTATCGGCTCCACGCCGTACCGCAGACGGCTACCTCGTGGCCGACGTCAAGGTGGCTCGCACCGGCGTGCAGGACTACCTCGGCAGCGAGCTGGGGAAGCCGGACATCCCCATCGTCAGGCTGTATCGGCCGCCGGAAGAGGTCTTCTCGCAGGATGCGATGACCAGTTACGCGTATCGGCCGGCAACTGTCGATCATCCGGCGCACATGGTCGATGCGAACACCTGGAAGGCGGTGTCGGCGGGCCAGACCGGCGGCGAAGTGGTCCGCGACGGCGAGTTCGTCCGGGTGCCGCTGGTGCTGATGGATGGCGCCGCGATTAAGGCCTATGAATCCGGCAAGCGCGAGCTGTCCATGGGCTACACCGCAGAGATCGTTTTCCGCGATGGCGTCACGCCTGACGGCCAGCCCTATGACGCGGTGCAGACGAACCTCCGCATGAACCACCTCGCCCTGGTCGACAAGGCCCGGGGCGGTGCACAGCTTCGCATCGGGGACGGGGGCGCCCCTGGTGCTCCGGATCCCGGCCCCCATCACCACCAGAAGGAACCAACCATGAGCGACAAGACCATCCTGGTCGATGGGCTGTCCGTCGTGACCAACGACGCCGGCGCACAGGCCATCGGCAAGCTGCAGGCGCAGCTGAAGGACGCGCAGACCGCGCAGGCGTCCGCTGACCACACCCACCAGGCAGCCATCGCTGTGAAGGATGCCGAGATCGCCAAGCGCGATGCCGAGATCGACGCCCTGAAGGGTCAGGTGCTCAGCGACGCGGCGCTGGATCAGCGCGTGCAGCAGCGCGGCGACCTGATCGGCAAGGCCAAGGCCATCCACGACGCCGACTACAGCGGCAAGACCGATGCCGAAGTCCGCAAGGCAGCAGTGGTCGCCAAGTTGGGCGATGCCGCGATCGCCGGCAAGCCGGATGCCTACATCGAGGCGCGCTTCGACATCCTGGTCGATGGCGCTAAGCCGCGCGACCCGGTGGCGCAGGCGATGCGCGACAGCGCCTCCCAGCGCACGCCGGTCAATGACAACGGCTGGGCAGCTTCGGTTGCCGGCCTGGACTACCGCACCGCTGGCCACAAGGAGGCCTAAGCCATGGCACTGCAGAACACCTACAACGACAACCAGGCGGCCGCCATCGCCGGTGCGCCGGCGACCATGCTCCCGGCTACCGAAATCTCCAGGACCGTCGAGGGCGCCGCCATTGCGTTCGGCAAGGCCGTCGAGCAGGGCGCGACCGACAAGGCTGTCAGGGCATTCGCTGGCGGCAAGTACGTCGGGTTGGCGCAGCTCGACCGCTCGGCCTCGGGCCTGACGGTTACCGATGGTCAGGTCACCGGGCGTGCTACCGATGCCTTCGGCATCGGGGAATCGGCGCGTGTCCGTACGAAGGGCGACCTGTGGGTCGTCGCTGCCGTCGCTGTGGATGCTGGCGACGGCGTGTACCTCACCGACGCCGGGGCATTCACCAATGCCGAGGCTGACAACACCGCCATCCCCGGCGCTCGCTGGGACACCAGCACCACCGCGGCAGGCCAGCTGGCCGTCGTCCGTCTCGGCTAAGGAGCCAACCCAATGAATGGAGCAATCCCCCTGATCGACGCCCAGGCAGCTCTGGGTTTCGTCACCGCCCAGGCCTCGATCATCGAGCCGGGCATCTACCGCACCGTGTACCCGGACATCCAGTACCGCACGCTGGTGCCGGTGGACACCTCGGGCAGCGAATTCGCCACCTCGGTGACGTACTTCTCCCAGGACCAGTACGGTAAGGCCGACTGGATCAACGGCAATGCTGACGATATCCCGAAGGCCGGCACCACGCGGGCGAAGTTCGAAACCCCCGTGTACACCGCGGGTATTGGCTACGGGTATGGCTGGGAAGAAGTCGGCCGGGCGCAGATGCTGGGCATCAACCTGTCCACGGAAGATGCTGCCGCTGCTCGCCGCGCGTCCGAAGAGATGGTGGACCGCGTAGCGCTGCAAGGCGACGCCAGCAAAGGCTTCACGGGCCTGTTCAACGCCGCTGGCGTCACTCCGGTGGCCGCCCCGACCGGTGGCTGGAACGACAGCACGGATCAGCAGCTGATCGTGAGCACGCTCAATCAGGCGCTGCTCAACGTGTTCAATGGCACGAACACCGCTTCGATCGCGGACACGCTGCTGCTGCCCTGGTCGAAGTACCTGCTGGCCGCCACCCGCAAGATGAGCGACCAGAGCGACATGACCATCTTGCAGTGGTTCATGGCCAACAACGTGTACACCGTCCAGACCGGTCAGCAGCTGACGCTGCGCGGCGTACGCGGCCTGGACAAGGCTGGTGTCGGCGGAACCACGCGCCTGGTCGCCTACCGCAAGGATCCGCAGGTGCTGAAGCTGCACATGCCGATGCCGCACCGCTTCCTGCCCGCCTGGCAGAGCGGTCCGCTGCGCTGGGATATTCCGGGCGTGATGCGCCTCGGTGGCCTGGACGTGCGCCTGCCGAAGGAAGTCGTCTACCTGGACGGCATCTGATTCCCACGGCCCCGGCAGATTGCCGGGGCCTCACCGGAGCGAAGCATGAAGATCACCAACAATCACAAGAGCCCGCTCGGGCTGCCTGACGGCACTGTTCTGGCGCCGGGCGTCGCAGAGACGGTCGCCAACTGGGAGCAGCTGAAGAAGAACACCGTGGTGCAGGGCTGGATCAAGGCCAAGATCCTGACGCTCGGCGGGGATGCCAGTGCGTCCTCGCCGCCGACGCCGAGCCTGCTGGGTTCCAACCTGCTGCCCGGAAGCATCCACTTGGACGGCGATGTATACGTGTCGCTCGGCGAAGTGGTCCGCCATGCGCACGCCGCTTCCGGCCTGTCCATCGAAGCTTGGAACGGCCTGGACGACACCCTGCGCGAGGCGAAGGTGGCCGACGCGGTCGAGCAGCTGCGGTCGGAAGCCATCGCCGAGGCCGAGGCGAAGAAGGGCGCCGATGCTGGTGCGCTTGCCGCAGACGGCGGCGGCTCGGTCGGTCCTGATGCCGGCGGTGCTGCTGATCCGGCAGCCGACAAGGGCGTGCTGGTCGCGAAGGCCAAGGCGCTCAACGTCCCGGGCGTTGGTAGCCACTGGGGTATCGGCAAGCTGCAGGAAGCAATTGCCGAGGCCGAGGCGAAGAAAGGCGAGGGCTGACCATGTACGGCACGCTGGAAGGGGCGGACACCTACCACCAGGCGCGCGGTAACGCCTCCTGGGTCGCGGGTGATGACGGCGCGCGCACCGCGGCGCTCAACCGCGCCACGGACTACATCGACGGTCGATACCGGATCCTGTTGCCTTCGGGCCGGTGGGCGTCGATGTTCCCCGGCGTGCGTACTGCGGGGCGGGGCCAGCAGAACGAGTGGCCCCGCACCGGTGCGATCGACAACGAAGGGGCCCGCATCGGGGCAGATGAGGTGCCCGTGGAGGTCCTGCAGGCGACCTATGAGGCTGCACTGCGCGAACTTGCGCGGCCTGGCAGCCTGTCGCCCGACTTCGTGGCCAGCGCCTTGGCCACGCGCAAGAAGGTGGGGCCAATCGAGATTGCCTACAGCGACAAGGCTGCTGATGGCGGCGTTCCGACGCGACCGGTGATCACGGTCATTGACGAGATCCTGGCGGCGCTCCTGCGCGCGCCGCGGTCGATGCCGGCAGTGAGGGTCGTATGAGCGCCTTCTATGACGAGATGCGGTCCGTGGCGGTCGAGCTGATTGCCGAGTTCGGCTACGAGACGCAGATCCAGCGAGATGGCCTGCCCACCGGGCCTCCGCACAACCCTCAGCCTGGGCTGCCCACCACCTACGCCTGCACCGTGGTAGAGCTGGAGTACAGCCTCACCAACCGTGATTCCACGCTGGTGCTTCAGGGCGACAAGCTGGGCCTGATCTCGACCGACATCGATATCGACCCGGTCAAGGACGACCGGATCCTGCTGGGCGGCGTGCCCTACAACTTCATTGACCTGCAGCCGCTCTCTCCCGGTGGGCAGGTCCTTCTTTACGAGTTCCACGCCCGTCGCTGATGGCCAGCCTATCCTCCCGCGAGATCGAAAAGCTGGCCATTCGGCTGGAGCCGGCCATTCGCCGTGCCTTCGTGCAGGCGCTGATCGAGGTGCAACGGCAGGCGCCGCTGGATCTGGTTGCCGATCTGCTGCGCGCTGGACAGGTGGACACGGTGCTCGAGGCGCTGGGGCTGGACGCGGCGCGGTTCTCGCCGCTCGCCGAAGCGATCCGGGAGGCCTTCGTAGCCGGTGCGGATGCTGGGGTAGTGGAGATGCCCAGGCTGCGCCTGTCGCTGGATCCGATCATCACCGGGAGGTATCGGCCCCGCTCGGCATCGCCGGCGCTACGGCCCTCGTTCGACCTGCGCAATCCTGCTGCCGAAGGCTGGCTGCGGGAAAACTCGTCGCGGCTCATCACCGGCATCATCGAGGACCAGCGATCGCTGGTTCGCGGAGTGCTGCAACAGGGCATGTCGGTGGGCCGTAACCCCCGCCAGACCGCTCTCGATCTGGTTGGACGCGTGGGAGACAGCGGGCGCCGGGCCGGCGGCCTTGTGGGCCTCACGGCTCAGCAGGGCCAGTTCGTTGCCAACGTGCGCGCGCAGCTGGCCAGCGGCGACCCCAACCAGATGGCGGCCTACTTCGGGCGGAAGCGCCGCGACAAGCGGCTGGACGGAATCGTCAAGCGCGCTATCGCGGCAGGCAAGCCCGTGACCCAGGCTGACATCGACAAGATCGCTGGGCGGTACGCAGACCGGCTGCTGGCGCTGCGCGGCGAGATGATCGCCCGCACGGAGTCGATCACTGCGATGAACGCTGGCCGGGAAGAGTCCTACCGGCAGCAGATCGAAGCTGGGAAGCTGGCGCCAGAGAACGTTACCTGCACCTGGTCGGCAACCGGCGACCGCCAAACGCGGCACAGCCACGCCGCGATGAACGGCCAGCGGCGCCGGTTCGGCGAGCCCTTCGTGACGCCCAGCGGCGCCCAGATGAACTACCCCGGCGACAGCTCGCTCGGCGCCGGCCCGGAAGAAACCATCGGCTGCCGCTGCATGAAGCAGTATCGAATCGACATGACGGCGGAGGTGCTGCGTGGCCAGCAAGTTCGGTGACCAGGTGAAGGCCTTCGCCGAGAAGGCCAAGGAGCGGCAGCTGGCGATTTTTCGCGAGTCTGCGCAGGCGGTGATGGAGGAGGCGAGCACCCCGGAAGGCGAGGGCGGCAAGATGCCCGTCGCGACCGGCTTCCTGCGTAACTCGGCAGTCGCTTCGACTGCTGGTCCGCCCGACGGCGCCGGCGGCGACCCTTCGCTGGTGTTCTCCGGCATCGAGCTGGGACAGTCGGTGTGGGCTGGCTGGACAGCCGCCTATGCCCTGCGCATGGAGCACGGCTTCTATGGTGAGGACAGTCTGGGTCGCGTCTATGCGCAGTCCGGCAAGGGGTTCATGCGCTCAGCCGCGCAGAACTGGGACTTCATCGTGGACACAGTGGCCAAGGACGTGAAGGAACGCATCAAATGAGCGACACCGCCATCTATGACGCCTTCGCAGGTCTCGTCGGCGAGTTCGCCGCGTCCCTCAAGCTCCCATGCTCCTATCCCGGCCTCGGCTTTACTCCGCCGGCCCAAGGCCCGTGGCTGGAGCTGCAGTGGTTCCCCAACCAGACGCAGAACTACGGCATGGATGACGACGGCCCCTCGCTGCTGCAGGGGTTCGGGCAGCTGTCGGCCTGCTACCGGCCGGGCGGCGGCATAATCGTGGGCACCACGATCACTGATCAGATCATCGCCGCGTTCGCAAAGGGCACCACCTTCGCCGGGGTGCGGGTGTATCGGAAGCCGTGGACCAGCTCGATCATCCAGGATCCCGAGCGGATCATGCATCCTGTCACCATACCCTGGCGGGGTTTCGTGTCGGGTTAGAATCCAGCCATGAGCCTCAAGCCGCCCGCCCTTCATCTGGTCCGCAGTGATGCCCCGCCCACCGAGGGCGAGCTGGCGCAGCTGCGCGAGGCAGTCGATCGCATGCGGAGGAATCGCCACTTACTGGATGCCTTCAACCGAGAGCAGGCCGCCTTCGTGCGTTCGGAGTTCCTGGCATACGTCGAGGCTGGCTTCACCAGGCCGCAGGCCATGCAACTGGTGGCGGCAAAGCTGTCGCCAGCGAGATAGGTCGGAAGATGTCCGCAATCGCATGGAGTGCGCTTAGCTTCTTCCTTGGTCTGTTGATTGGTCACTGGCTGGCTCTGGGGCGGGACAAGCGCAAGGAGCTCAACGAGCTCGGAGCGCCGCTTAGATCGTGGGTGATCGCCCAGCTATCCAGTCCAGATAAGGAAATCTGGGAGAAGCCCACGGTTTCCCAGATTGACGCGTTCAGTCAACGATTGGGCAAGTCACAGAGATCCCGGTTTCACAGGACATGGTCTGAGATGCTGCATGCGTACGCTGCAAACGTCACTCGGGATCCCGAGACCGGCGCACGGATGTTTACCCGCACAGAAAAAGGTCTAGCCCGATTGCGAGTGCTGGAAGAGATGCTGCGGCCCAGGTAGCGGTTGATCCAGAAGTGCTACCCAAATAATCAGAGGGCCGCATTTCGGCGGCCTTTTTTTTGTTTCACCAACACCCCGCCCCGTGGCGGGTTTTTTTATGCCCATCGCGAGGAGACTCGGCTATGACCGAAGCACAAACCAACAGCGGTTCCAAGCTTTTCATCTGCGCCATCCCCCAGAACAAGGACCTCACTGAAGTCGAGTTCGCGGCGCTGACCTACGTGCAAGTCAAGAAGGTCGGCAACGTCGGCGAGCGCGGCATCACGACCAACATCGTGACCTACGACACGTGGGACACGGCGGTTGCTCTGAAGGGCAAGGGCATCTCGAATGCCGGCGACCCCGAAGTCGAGGTTGCGCGCGACCTTGCGGACCCGGGCCAGACCGCCATGCGTGCCGCTGGCCAGCCCGACGTGCAGGATGCCTACGCGTTCAAGGTCGAGCGCCCGAGCGGCGAGGTGGAATACCTGCGCGGCCTGGTCACTGGCCCCCGCACCCCCGGCGGCCGCAACGAAGACTTCGTGCTGCACGTGTACTCGCTGGCCCTGAATCAGGTGCCGGTGGAAGTGCCCGCGCCGTAACCGAACACCTCGGGGATAGGGCGGCCGCCTGACAAGCCGGATCTGATCCGGCCGGCTTCCCCGAGGTTCTTTCTCCGGATCGATTTCATAGGGATCACGCCATGACCGAACTGACCAGCATCGTTGCCGCCGAGCGCCGCATCGAGATCAAGCACCCGGCTACCGATGAACCGGTGGGTCTTCTCATCACCATCTTGCCGGACAGTCACCCGCAGGTCCGAGCAGCCTCCCGCAAGGCCACGAACGAGCGCATGCTCGGCCGCGGCAAGGTCACCGCTGAGAAGCTGGAGGCAGGACGCCTCGACCTGCTGGTCGCATCTGTCGGCGGCTGGGACTGGCAGGGCGAGCTGACCTTCCACGGTGAAAAGCCCGAGTTCACCGAGAAGGGGCTGCGCAGCCTGTTCAAGGAACTGCCTTGGGTGAGCGACCAGGTCGATATCGCCCTCGGCGACCGTGCGGAGTTCTTTCGCAACGCTGACGAGCCGACTGGCTGAAGCGGCCTACACCATCGTCCGCTACGACATGGCGGACGAGAAGGGCGAAACCCGCCGGCAGCGTAACGAGCGCTTCGAGATTGCGACCCCGGACGTGGATCTGCCCGATGAGGGCGCCCACGTATGGGCGTGGTTCTGGGACCTTTCTGCCCGGCGGCGGGCGGGTCCCGAGGCGTTGAGCTTCAGCGACGTAGGCGACTGGCAGCGGCTGCTGCAGCTGGACCTGCTTCCGCAAGAGGTCGGGATGCTCATGGCGATGGATGACAAGTACCTCGCCGCCGTGCGGGAGGACCAAGCGGCAGCCCGGGAACGGGCTCTCGATGCGCAGAACGGGAGCAGGTGAAGATGGCTGATATCGCGGAGCTTGGGTACAAGGTCGATTCCAGCGGGTTGCTGGAGGGCACCAAGGCCCTGGACGAAAACGCGGCGGCCGCTGACAAGGCAGGTGGTGCTGCCGAGCGCCTGGAGAAGGACTATCAGGCGCTGGCACGCACCATCGATCGGTCCTCCAGCGCTCTCGGCGACCGCCTCGGCGGCGCACTGGACCGCATTGGCACGGGCACGGGCGCGGTGATCGCAGAGCTGCAGGCATTGAACCGCACGAACGTGGAGATGCTGACCTCGCTTGGGGCGCTGGATGGCAAGCTGTCCAGCACCGCCGGACAGGTCCAGGCCTACGGTGCCGCCGGATCCGCCGCCGCCGCATCCACCGCGCAGGTTGCCGCCGCGAGCGAGCAAGTCGAGCAGCAGCTCGCGCAGCAGGAGGCACGCTATAAGGCTGTTGCACAGCAGGCGATGGCGTGGACCCAAGGCAATCAGGCGGCCAACCTTTCGGAGCGCGCGCTGGCAGAGGCCGCGCGCGACGCAGCGCTGGGCATCGATCACAAAGAGCGGGCGATGGCCTCTGCTGGAACCGAGCAGGAGCGGATGGTCGCGCGCGTGCGCGCTCTGGAAGAGGCCGAGGCGCGTGCCACCAATGAGCAGCGCCAGGCCGCCGCCGCCGCAGATGCGCAGAAGATCAACCTTCAGCAGCTGCTCGGACAGATCGACCCGACGGTCGCGGCCTTGAACCGCCTGGCGGCGATGGAAGACCGGCTGGAGCGAGCCCAGAAGGCGGGCCTGATCAACACCAACGTGTTCGAGCAGTATCAGTCCAAGATCGACGGCATGCGTGCCGCAGTGCTGAAGAACACCAGTGCGCAGGATGGCATGGCGTTGTCCGCTGGCCAGCTCCGGCAGAGCATGCGCATGCTGCCGATGCAGGTGACCGACATCACGACAAGCCTGATCAGCGGCCAGCCAGCATGGATGGTCGCAATCCAGCAAGGCGGCCAGCTGAAGGATCAATTCGGTGGTATCGGCCCGGCGGCGCGTGCGGTGGGCGGCTACGTCATGGGGCTCATCAACCCGCTTACGGTGGGCGCTGCAGCTCTGGCTGCGACGGCGCTTGCTGCGAAGCAGAGTCAGGATCGCCTCTTCGAGTACCAGAAGGAGCTGATCCTGAGCGGCAACGGCGCGATGATCGGCGCCGCTGGTTTCGAAGCTCTGGCACAAAGCCTCGACCAGTTGGAGGGCGTGTCTCGCGGCGGCGCTGCTGCGGCGCTCACCGAAACGGCAAAGGCCGGGCGCTTCGCCGGCGAGCAGTTCGAGCTGGTTGCGGCAGCTGCCGCGCGCATGGAGGCGTCCACCGGGAGGTCGGCTGCGGCCACCGTCGGAGCCTTCCAGTCCATCGCCAAGGAGCCACTGGAAGGGCTGCTTAAGCTCAACGACGCAGAGCGGTTCCTGACCTTGGCGCAGGTTCAGCGCATCGCCTCTCTGCAGGAGGAGGGTCGCTCGCAGCAGGCCGCCAGCGAAGCGATTCAGATTTACGCCGGCCATTTGGACAGCGTGGCCGATCAGACCGAGGCGATCATGCCCGGCATGTCGAAGGCATGGCGCGACGTCAAGGACGATATCGGCGGCGCTTGGTCGGCACTGGGTGACTTCACTGGCGGTCTGGTTGATCTGGCGGGACAGTGGGGCGTGCTGGCTCGCCTGCCGCGACTGAGCGACATGCTTGGCCTCGGCGTCGTGGGCGGCACCCTGGTGAAGAACTTGGGCCTGCCGTCGCTCACAGAAGCGCTCAACGGCGTGTCTTCCCGGATCCGTGGGTTGCCACCTCTGCCGGCGGCGATTGACGAAGGCACGCTGGATCCGCGCGCGGCGCGTGAGCTGGCCACCTTGGGGCAGGAACGCCTGGCTGCTGAGCGATCGGCGGCAGAGGCCATCAATGCGCAGGTGGCGGGGCTTGATCGCGCTACGGCCAAAGAGGCGGCGCGGCTCAAGATCATCGCCCAGTACAACCAGCTGGCCGATAATGACACTCGGCACTTCGATGGATCCATGCAGCAGCTGATCGCCAAAGCTCAGCGGGACGTCGACAAGCAGTTCGACCGGTCGTCCGGCCAAGCCAAGCGCAACACTGACGACAGCGCGGCGCAGAGTCTTCTGGCCAACGTGCAGCGGCAGATCACCGCCAACGAGCAGCTTGCGGACAGCGGTGTCAAGGTCAGCGCCAGCGACCGCCTGGTGATCCAGACGCGGCAGCTCCTGGACGACAAGACCAACACAATGACGGCCTCCACGCGGAAGCTGCTCGAAGCCCTGATCCCCACCCTGCAGGCCACGGACGCTGCCGGCCAGGCTGAGATGCAACGGCAGCGCGGCATGCAGGCGTCGATCGCACTCACCGAGCGCCTGTCGCAGCTGGAGAAGCAGCGTCAGGAGCAGGCGCAGGTCGACCTGATGGGGCTGGGGCGCGGCGCGGATGCCACGGCGATGCTGCAGCGGCAACTGGATATCCAGCGTCAGTACCTGGATGAAACCGAGAAGCTCGACAAGGCGCAGCGGGATAAGAGCACCGCGCTCAGTCAGGCCGACTACCAACAGCAGCAGCTGGCCCTGCAGGCAAGCCTGGAACGGTCGCTCGATATCGAGCGCACGTACCAGCAGCAGCGCATGGCGATGCTCGGCGACTGGCGCACCGGGGTGACGCGGGTCTGGGAAGACTATGTTTCCTCAGCCACCAATGCGTCGGAGCAGGCCGGGACCGTCGTGAGCAATACGCTAACGGGCTGGGAGGACATGTGGGTGCGGGCAGCCAAGACCGGCAAGCTGTCTTTCAGCGATCTGGCCAACTCGGTGATCGCCGACATGGCCCGGATGGCCTCGAAACAGGCGGCGTTGGGCCTATTCGGGAACGCACTGGGCGGCCTGTTCGGCGGTGGCGCTGGATCCTACACCGGCAACGGAACAGGCGCCGGATCTGTTGGAGGTTTCGGCAACAACGTCGGGAACTTCCTCAACTACGGCGGAGGGCGCGCGAGGGGCGGGGACGCCTACCGGGGTTCGTTCTATGAGGTCGGCGAGGGTGGCAGGCCGGAACTGTTCGAGCAGAACGGCAAGCAATACCTGATCCCAGGGAACCACGGCAGGGTCATCCCTGCAGCACCTGCCTCTGGCGGCTCTGCCAGCACGGGCGGCTCCTACAAAGTCGAGATCAACAATCACGGAGGCGGCCAGGTGCAGACCCGGCAGACCACGGAACGCATGCCCGATGGCAGCGAGCTGAAGAAGCTCGTGATCGACATCGTGGGCGAAAGCCTGGACGGCGGCGCTTTGGGCTCCCTCGGGCGGAATAAGTTTGGCTGGCAGGAGATGGTTGGATGAACGTATGGCCCAGCGGAGCAAAACTCCGCTTCAGCGGTTTGAGCGAGGACTTCGATCCATCCGTCGAGCGAGTAGAGATGGAGCGTGGTGTTCCGAAGCAGCGGATCGTCAACACCCAGGTTATGGCCACAATCACCGCAGCGGTCCTGTTCAGGACGCCGGCTGATGTCCAAGCCTTCGAAGACTGGTACTTCGGGCCGCTGGGCCGCATCGGCTGGTTCACCATCGCGCATCCCCGAACTGGCGTGTCCATTACGGCGCGCTTCGTCGGGGGGCAGGTCGGTGCGTTGTCACCACAGGCACCCGGCTTCTACCTGGCGCAGCGTCAGGTCACCATGGAGTACCTGCGATGAGCACGTTCCTTGAGCGCCGCCAGCGGGTCACCGACACGTCCGGCACGCTGATGCTGCTGGAAGTGAGCGCCCCATCCTTCTCTGATACGCTGCGGATCGCCAACGACACCCGCGACTGGACCAGCAACGGTTTGCTGTTCGTCGGCGTGCAGTTCGGCTTCAAGCTGCCTGACGACGTGCCGGGGCAGGCTCAGCGGGCCCAACTGGTGCTGAGCAACGTCGGCCGCGCGATAACCGAAGATCTGGAGCGGCTTGCCCCGGGTGAGCTGGTCATGTGCCGCATGATCATCACCGACCGCGCGGACCCCAACTTCGTGTGGCAGGAGAGCTTCCTGCCGATGATGACTGTGTCCGTCAACTCGCAGACAGCACGGGCGAGCTGCGGCGTGGACTTTTATACCCGGCAGCAGGCTGTGCGCCTGCGCTTCAACCCGCATGTTTCGCCAGGGATCTTCTGATGCGTCCAGTCGACATCGAGCGGTTCACCTGCCTGCCATACGACGCCGACAGCTTCGACTGTGCGGACCTGGTGGCGAAGGTGCAGCGCGACCTGTTCGGGCGGTCGGTGAGTATGCCGAGCCGCCGACCGCGCGGCGCGCGCGGTGAGGCGCAGCTAGGGGAGCTGTCGAAGCCCTACGCGAAGCCACGTGAGGGGCCGCCCCGCGATGGCGATCTCGTCTTGATGTTCGATCTCGGACAACGCAGCCCCGGCCATGCCGGGGTTTTCTTTTTTCTGGACCACGAAGGCTGGGTCCTGCACAGCAACGAGCGCAGTCGCTGCAGCGTCCTGCATCGCGTCCGCGACCTGACGGGCTTTGGCCTGCGCATCGAAGGAATCTACGAATGGGTCTGATGCATAGCCCGGCCACCAGCGGCCGCCTGATCGTGACGCCGCACCCGGTGCTGGTCGATGGCCAGCGCAATCAGCCCGCTGACCTGCTGCCGGGCGAATCCCTCTGCACGTTCCTGCATCGGCACGTGATCGATCTGGACGCCCAGGACTGGGTGGTGCTGATCGGCGGGAAAGCAGTGCCGCGCGGCATGTGGCCCTACGTCTACCCCAAGCATGGGCAGGTCATCGAGGCCCGTGGCGCGGTGGGCCGCTCCGCCGTGGCTTTGGTGGCCACCCTGGCCCTGACCTATTTCACCTTCGGCTTTGGCGCAGCCACGGCAGGGTGGTGGGGCGCTGGCGCCGCTGCTGGTGCGTGGGGCGGTGCAGCTGCCGCCGGCATCTACATGGCCGGTTCGGTTCTGATCAATCGCGTGCTGCAGCCCAAGCAGCCGAAGCAGAGCGCGCCCGGCCAGTCTGCGTACTCGATCGCCGCGGGCCGCAATCGTCCGCGTCCCTATGAGCCGCTGGGCCTGCTCATCGGCTCGATGCGCATTGCCCCGGATCTGATCAGCAACTACTACACCCACTACGAAGGTGACGACCAGTTCCTTTCGTTCGTGCTGACGCCTGGCCTGAACGTTCACAGCGTGGACGCGCTCTACAACGGTGACGCACTGCTGTCCTCTTATGACGGCGTCCGCGTGTGGCACAACGGCTTCCAGGGCATGGTAAGCCAGGAGATCCCGCTCTACGGCAATGCGGATGTGACCGACGGCGGCACGCTGTTGGACACCAGCAACGACCCCAAGAACCAGCCGGGCGCGTGGGTGCAGCGCACCAGCTCCGCCGGCAGTATCCGGCTGATGGTAGGGGTGGAGTTCCAGATCTGGGACCGCACGACCAAGGGCAAGGACAAGCGCAACCAGGAGCAGATCCAGATCCAGTACCGCGCGGCCGGCGCCGTGGCGTGGCAGAACTTCGGCAGCTTCAATGTCAGCGGCACCAACAATAAGAGCCAGCGCGCAAGCTACGCGATCGACGTGCCCGAGGGACAGTACGACGTGCGCGTGCGCGTGGCGGGCAACAACACCGACGGATCCGGTGCTGAAGCCTCCTTCGTCTGGACCACGCTGACCAGCGTTCAGCGGGACACGGCGAGCTATGCCGGGATTTCGCGAATCGGGATCCGGATGAAGGCCAACGGCCAGCTCAACGGAGCCCCCGATGAGATCCGCTGCGTCGCCCATTCCATGCCGATCCCGGTCTGGACGGGATCGGAGTGGGTGACCCAGCGAACCAGCAACGCGGGCGCGTGGATCCTTGCCTATGCCCGCGGCATCTACGCGCCTGATCCCACCGCGCCAGGTGGGCGCACTCTGGTTGCGGGCATGGGGATGCCCGACCGGCAGATCGATATCGAGGGCCTCAAGGCCTTCATGCTCCACTGCGCGGCCAACAATTTCACCTACAACAACTGGATCACGGACGTCCGCAGTCACCAGCAGGTGCTTGACGTGCTCGCGCTGGCCGGCTTCGGCCAGATCAGCTGGCCGCGCGGCCGCCTGTCCGTGGGCTGGGCCGCCGACGAGCAGCCGCTGTCCGGCGTGGTCAACATGGCCACGATCAAGAAGGGCGCCTTCCAGGTCGATTACACCCTGACCAACGGTGCCGACGGCATTGAGTACACCTACCTCGATAGCGCTACGTGGGAGGCCAAGACCCTGCGCGTGCGAGCGCCGGGCGTCACCACGATGCTCAACCCGGCTCAGGTGACGGGAGAGGGCGTAACCAGCGAGGCCCATGCGGTCATGCTGGCCCGCTGGCACCTGGCGCAGAGCCTGTATCAGTACAAGGCCATCAGCTACAGCACCGATATCGAGCACCTGTCCTACAGCCGGATGTCGATGCTGGCCCTGCAGCACGACCTCACCCAATGGGGTTACGGCGGCCGGGTACGAGGCGCCAGCCTCGCGGGCGGCCGAGTGCGCCTGCTGCTGGATGAGCCCGTGCCGGCGCCGGCGCAAGGCAACGCCTACGTGGGCGTGCGTATTCCGGGCGAGCGCGTATACCGAGTTCTGGCGGTCCAGCCTTTTGAAGGCAGCAGCGCTGCGGTGGTTGTCGACTGGCCCAGCGATGCTCCGCTGCCGGGAAGCACCGAAGCCAACCCGGCCTGGGACACCCTGTGGATCTACGACTTCAAGCAGACCCCGGGCCTGCGCGTGCGCGTCACCGGCATCCGCCCAGAGAGTGATCTCAAGGGCGCAGCTGTCGAGGTGGTCGCAGAAAGCGCCGAGTTCTGGCACTACGTCCACACGGGGGAATACATCCCGTCGCCCAACGAGTCGCTGCTGCAGACCCGGCCGGTGGTCAGCGACCTGAAGATCACCGAGCGCCAGGTGGTGCAGGGCGATACCGAGTACACCGAGCTGCAGGCCACCTTCGCCATCACTGGCCCGGTGGGCGACACCGTAGTGCTGTCCGACTTGGACGGCAACGCGGCGCTGGAAGAAGTGGCCAGGACCGTCACCCGCACTGCGACGTGGCGCATTCCGGGCGCCGGCACGTATCCCGTAACCGTGCGCCCCTACAGTTCTGAGGGCAACGCCGGCGTGGCTGCCTCGGTCATCTACACCACCCGGGGCGCCGATGCGCCGCCGGTGCTGGTGGACCTGTTTGACGTTGAGCAGCTGAGCGGCGGTGTGCGCCGCTACACCTGGGGCTTCCTGAGCGACACCATCCAGTCGGCCAACTTTGCCGGCGTAGAGATCCGGTACATCGCCGGCACGCACTCGGCCCCGGCGTGGGACGCGATGACCCCGCTGGGCGACGACGGCTACCACGCCTCGGCCTTTGAGGCGGTCTTGCCACCAGCGGGTGAGTGGACCTTCGCCTGCCGTTCGCGCAACACCTCCGGCACGCTGTCCACGGGCATGCAGCTGCTGGCCAAGACACTGCAGGCGAACCTGGGCGAGGTCATCGGCGGTATCGAGGACTCGCTGGAGGAGCAGACCCAGCAGCTGATCGACCAGCAAAACCAAATCGACCGCGATAAGGCCGACAGCATTGCGCGTGATGCCGCTGAAGCTGCTGAGCGGGCGGCTGCCTTCGCGCAGGCGCAGGCGGACCTGGTCGGCGAAGCAGCGCTGCGCCTGGCCGACGTTCAGAGCGTGCGCGACCAGGTCGTCGGCGTGGCCGAGGCCGTTGCCGATGAGGAAGCGGCACGGATCCAGGCGCTCCTGAATGCCAAGCTGGACTGGAAGGCCGATATCGCGCTGGAGACGACTGCGCGCCAGAGCGACGTCGAATCGCTGGCGCGTCAGGTCTCTTCGGTCGCCGCCGGTAGCGGCACGCAGTTCGACAGCAAGCAGGTCTGGTACTTCGACAGCACCGTGGAGGGCTGGACCGGCAACGGCACGCCGACCATCGTCGACGGGTGGCTGCGGCCGGCAAACCAAGCCAGCAATCCGTACATCACCTCGCCGGCGGCGCTGGCGGTGGACGGTGCGGCCTACCGCTTCATCAAAATGCGCCTGCAGCGGGTCGGCACTCCCACCTGGCGCGGGCTGGTGCAGTGGATCACCGACGCCGACACCACCTGGAACACCGCCAAGTCGGTGACCATGCCGGCGCCAAACTTCGATGCCGCCGGCATGGCGACGGTCGACGTCGACAACCTGCCGTGGAATGGTGCCTCGCCCATCAGGCAGATCCGGCTGTCGTTGGCCAGCAACCAGACGGCGACCGCCTACCTGCTGTTCGATTACATCGCCATCGGCCGCCCGACGCCGGGCGCCAGCGTGGCCCTGGTGCAGCAGGAGACCTTGGCACGCCAGACCGCCGACGCTACTGAGGCAACCCAGCGCAACACCTTGGCCGTGCAGCTGCGCGGCGACTACGCCGGCAACGATGCCGCCGCCGCGCAGGGGATGATCGGACAGGTCAACTCGGCACGGATCGAGGGCGACCGGGTTATCGCCGAGCGCACCAGCCTCATCGAGGGCCGGCTGCCGGCCGGCAGCGGCCAGCTGGCAAGCCAGGCATCGGTCACCGCGGCAGAGCAGGCCAGCGTCGAGCGCGACAACGCCAACGCGCAGTCGATCAACAACGTCCGGAGCGGCCTGGACGGCGTGCTGCGCAGCTTCAACGCCATCCCCAACGGCACCTTTGACCTGGACGTGGCGAGCTGGGCCGCCTCGGGCGCCGGCAGCTCCTTCAGCTGGGATCCCACGGAGAAGGCATTGCGATCGGGTGCTGGATCGCTCCGCGTGGCAAACCTGACGCCGATCATTGTCAATCCGGGCGATGCGATCACCGTCACGTTCCGGACCAAGAGCAGCGAGGACATCAGCGGCACCGACGCGGTGACCGTGGGATTGATCTCCAGCCTGTCCAACCCGACCGGCTGGGTCCAGAGCTGGAACAGCTGGATCAACACAACGGGTGGCGCCTGGGCCTCGCGGTCCTACAGCTGGACGGTGCCGAGCACCTTCAACCCGCAACAGCTCTACCTGCGCTTTGCTGCTGGCAGCATTCGGCCTCTGGCGAGCGCTTACGTGCTGATCGATGACGTAGTTGTGCAGACCCCGGGAAGCATTGGCGACCTGCAGAACCGCGTCGCGGCCAACGCTCAGTCGACGGCGGCGCTGACCACGGAGGTCTCCAACGTCAAGGGCACGCTGACGGCACAGGGCGCCGCGTTGACCCAGACCCAGCAGGATGTGGCTGGCAAGGCCTCGAACGCATCTCTGCAAAGCCTCTCCGGCCGCGTGGATGTCCATGACGGCCAGATCAGCAGCCAAGGCGCGGCGACGACCGCGGTGCAGTCGCAGCTGGGCAACATCGGCGGCGACAACCAGCTGGGCAACAGCGGTTTCGAAAACGGCACGCTGGGCTACAACACCAGCACCAGCGGTGCGGTGGCCGGCAGCATCGTGCGCACCCTGGTCGATTCACCGCTGCCCAACAGCACCAAGGCCTGGCGCTGGGCGATCGCGAACCTGCCGACCAGCGGCTACAGCGAATTGGTCAGCAACTCCCAGGTGCGGACGCTTCGCGTGGAGCCTGGCAAGCCGGTCACGATCTCCGCGTATGTGAGGGGAACCATCGGGCCGCGCGTGTTCCTGCAGATGGCGTGGCGGGACGCCGCCGGTGCCGCGATCTCTTACAGCGGCACCACGAACGTCGCGCCATATCGGGTCATGTCTGAGGCCTACGAGCGCAAGGTTTTCACCACTCCGCCGGCCCCGGCCAATGCGGTGACGGGTAACGCCTACGTCCGTGTGTATGGGACCAACACGCCCGACCAGTGGTTCGAGGTCGATAACGTTCAAGTGCAGATCGGCGAGGCGGCAACGGGCTACGCCCCCTCGGTGGCTGAAGTGGCTGACGCGACAGCGGCCAACGCCGCTGCCAGCAGCGCGCTGTCGACGCGACTGACGAGCGCCGAAGGCCAGCTGGTGAGCCAGGGCACAGCTCTGACAAACGTCAATGCCCGAATCGATGGCGTCCTGCTGACCGGCGACAACCTTCTGCCCAACAGCAACTTCGCGCAGGGCATGTCTGACTGGCTGTTCAATAGTGGAGGTGGCACAGGCAACACGGGCGTATGGGGCGCGACATCAGGGGATGGCGGTCCGGGCTATGTCGTCACCAAAGCCGCAAGCCAGAATCCGTACCTGACCAGTAACAATGGGCTGTGGATGGCGGTGCGGCCGAGTCGCCGCTATCGTGCCCGGGTGCGCGCAAAGGCACTGTCGGGTTCCGGTACGTTGCTGCTGCGTTTGCGTCGGCGTCATGGTGACGGCACTGCCTACTCTTCAGACAATCAGAAGACCTTCAGCACCACTGCCTTCGAAACCTACAGCTTCGATTTCCCCCCTACGGCCGTGGAAAATACTGACATTCAGTTCCACGTCTACGCATTTCCGTCCAATACCAGCGTGGCCATCGACCGCGTGGAACTGTACGACGTCACCGATCAGTTGGCGTCGGAAGCCAACGCGGCGGCCACCACGTCGCTGTCGACTCGTGTCACTGCAGCGGAAGGCACCATCACCAGCCAGGGCACGGCAATCACCAACGTCACCGCCACGGCGAATGGTGCGAAGGCCACAGCAGATGCTACCGCCAGCGGTCTAAGTGCGACCAATGCAACGGTCATGCAGCAAGGCAACACGCTGACGTCGCAGGGCACGCAGATCAACCAGGTCACGGCGGCGCTTGGTGGCAAAGCGAACGCTTCAGCTGTGATCGAGCTTGACGCGAAAGTAAGTTCGAGCATCACTGGTGGCGGCAACCTGTTGACCAACGCATCGTTTGGCGACACCGGACGCAGGCCGTGGGGATTTGTCTGGAATGAGGGCGGTTTTTGGGGAGAGGTAACGAAGAACCTGACAGGCGAAACTACCTATTGGCCGAAAGGCACCAATTCGCTCGGCTTCCAGTTCAGCGCAGGCAGCGTGCCGCCCAATGGCGAAAACCGTCACGGCATGGTTGGCAATGAAAACGTAATTACCGCAGAGGTCGGCAAGAAATACATCGCGTCGGTGTGGCTGAACGCACATCGTTGCGCGACTACTTGCTGGATCGTTTTCTATGACTACGCGGGCAATAACATCGGCGAATACCACAGCACTGAGATCGGACCGTATGGACTCGGCGGCGGGCCGTCGCTGTTGGAATTGCCACGTCAGTTTGTAGCTGCAACGGCACCGCCCGCCACGCGGACTGTCCGCATGGGTTGGCGAGCACGTGCCAACGCCGCGTATGGTGCCAACCCTTACATTTGGGCGGTGCGACCGATGTTGGAGCAGGTGCCTAACAGTCAGATGGCACCTTCTCCGTGGTCGGCCGGCGGTTCGGAGGACCACGCCAGTATCAGCATGTTCACTGACGTCAACGGGAACATCGCTGGCACTCAGGTCAAGAACGACGGCACCACCGGCGAGATCAACATGCTGGCCAACGTGCTGAACGTAGTCAGTCCTGGCGCGGTCGATGGCCTGGAGCTACGTGACGGCTTCCTCCGTGTCTGGCGCGGAAATGTGCAGCGCATCGTTGGCAATGGCTTCGGCCCTGATGGGCTGATGGACTACTTCGGGCCGAACGTCGGCGCCGGCAACGCAAGCAAGGCGATTGCAACTATGTGGATGGACGTGAACGGCAACGCCTACTGGGGCGGCGCGCTGGCGGCTGGCGTGCGGAGCAACGCGGTGCAGTCTACGCAGACGACTACGGTGGGCACCGGGGTCACCACGGGGTACTTCGACACCAACGGCAAAAACAAGGCGGTGGTGATCAGCGTGAGCCGTCAGGTGCGCCGGACGAAGGGTGCATCGGGAAGCAGCGGGTTCGTGGCAGGGGGCGGCACCAACTCCATGACGGTGAACGTCTACCGCCAGATCATCAATCAAGGTGAGACGCTGTGGACCAGCTTTTCCGCTGGCGGCGGCGTGGACATCTTAAATGAGATCGACGGGCCGGATACCGCAACGTCACTGTGGAACGGGTCTATCACCTTGAACGACAGCGCCGACGGTACTGCGCAGCGCTCTTACCGAGCAGAGATCGTTGCCTACAGCGAGCAAGCCGTAACGCACACGTCCGGCACGTTTGAGGGGCAGACGATCACGCAGAGCCTGTCCGTGCGGTCGACGGAACAGTAAAACAGCGAGCCGCCGGCATAGGCGACCCTTCTTTTTCATCAAAGGAAACAGTCATGAACTTCAGCACGATCCTCAATCTCCGCACCGAGACGGCAAGCCAGCGCGGCGTCGTCGTCCTGCAATTCGTCCCTCAGCAGGCAATCGGAGCGCCGCAGCTGACCCTGTCAGTGACGCCCGCGATCGCGGCGCCGCTCGAGGTGGGTGAGATGTACCAGTGGAGCGCGGCCAAGGTAGATCCGGATGTAGACGAAGAGGGCGCGGCCGGCAGCGCAATGTCGTTCAAGGCGCTGCTCAACCTGCGCACCGAGTCAGCCGGGCAATCAGGCACGGCTGAATTGCAGTTCTTGCCGCAGCAGAGCGTCGGAGTGCCCCAGCTCACGATGCGCGTGTCGCTGGATGTTTCGTCAGGCCTGGTCGTCGGCGCTACCTATCTGTTCGAAGCGTCGCACGTCGAGCCGCAGGTGCAGGTTGAGCCGGAGGCGGCCTGACGGGGGTCAGGCGACCGGCGAGAGCAGCTCTTCCGTGTTGTTGCGCGGGGAGTTGACCGCCCGGCTCACACGGTAGGCTTCCATCGCTGGCGTCTCGCTGGCCAGCAGCATGGCCATGGCGTCGTCGGGGTCTGCCGCCATCCATTCGTCCACCTGCCCGGGCTGCAGCCACACCGGCATCCGGTCGTGGATGTCGGCCGACACGCCGCTGCTGTCCCCGGTGATGACGGTGAAGGTGCCGAGATTGCCATCGGGGAGCAGGGGACTGCTCTCCTCCCACAGCCCGGCCGCCAGCAGCGGGCCGGTTGCGTGGATGAACCACGGATCCTTCTTGCCGTCCTCAGGGCTCACAGACCATTCGTAGTACCCGGCCATCGGCACGACGCAGCGGCGTTTCTTGAACGCGGTGCGGAACGCCGGCTTCGTGGCCACGGTCTCGATGCGGGCGTTGATCGTGGAGCCCTGCAGGCCCTTCGCCTTCGCCCAGAAGGGAAGGAGGCCCCAAGCAAGCCGGGTGACCTGCCGGCCGGTGCCGCGGTCAAGGATGACTGACGCGCGCTGGGTCGGCGCCATGTTGTAGCTGGCAGGCAGCTCGAGCAGGTCTTGGGCCAGGTCGGGCAGGCCGAGCTGGTCAGGCTTGAAGATCGGGGTCTGGACGAATCGGCCGCACATGGCCCGACCATAAGGTCGGACGCGTGATGGCGGCGCGTGGAGTATGCTCCTGCGCGGGGGGCTCCAAGGAAGACGACAGGGGTCATGGAATGCCGATTCAAGCAATCGCCTACACAAGCGAGGCGGTGCCCGGGTTTGGCCTGGATGCAGCGGACGACCTGGCGCGCTGCGCAGCCGACTTCAACATGCATGCCGGCGTGACCGGACTGCTGCTGTTCGACGGTGCGCGTTTCCTCCAGTACTTGGAAGGACCAGAGGACGGCATCGCGGTGGTCTACAGCAGGGTGCAGAACTCCCAGCGCCACACCGGAATGGTGGAGCTCGGCCGGGCGCGGACTGGCCGCCGGCACTTCCCCTATTGGGCGATGCGCATGCTGCCTTCGGAGCCCGCTGAGCTGCGCGGGGCAGTCCGCAAGGACTGGTCCAGCTTCGTAGTGCGCCAAGCGGCGCCGCCGGGCGACGATCGCTACGGGTTGGAGGAACTAGCCCGCATCGTGGTTCCTCACCTCGGCCAGACGCCTGCAGAGGCGCCGCGCGTCGGGTGAATCCTTCACCAATGTATCGGGCCGTGAGACTGGGCCGGCCTATGCTCCGCCGCATGGACGACTCGCAGACCCTCACCCCCATGCCCGACGGCTTCTACTGGAAGCCGCGCTGCCACCTCGACACGCTTCCGACCGGCCTGTTCCTGCACGGTGAGATGGTTGCGACCATGCACCAGCGGATCGACGGCGCCTGGTTGGCCCGGCTGCACCTTGAGGATGGGGTTGACGCCCCGCTGGTCACCCGACGGTGCACCTCTTTCGAGGACGGCCGACGGGGGTGTGAGATGTGGGCGCTGCGCCACGAGAGGGCTTTGCGCAAGAAGGTCGCGATCAAGCTGCAATGGATCCAAGACAACGTCGTCCTCCGCGGCCGGGGCCGGCAGTTGGGTGAGGCGGACCTTACGCACTGAACTGGACAGGGGGCTGGCCTTGTCGGAGTATTTGCCGCAGAGGGAGGGGCGCCCGGCATGAGCATCCTCAATGTGCTGCTTACACCTGATCGGCTCCTGGTGGCCGTGGACACTTGGGCGGAAGACGCCCAGACCGGCGCTCAGTCAGCCGGTGCCAAGGTGCTGCTGATCCCGCAGCATCAAATAGTGCTCGCAGCTCGTGGCTCGGCGCAGTTTTTTCTGCACCTGTACCAGCGCATGTTGTTGGCCAGCTACCGGGCAAACTTCGGGCTTGAGCAGGTGATGCGCGAGACGGCTCCCCTGATTGACCAGCTCTGGCCAGCATACGAGGCGGCTGCTACTGCCTCTGGCGTGCCGCAGGATCGTCTGTGTACGGAACTTGTCCTGGGCGGGTGGTCCTACGGACAGGGGCAGATGGCGGCGTGTGCCTATGCCAAGGACGCGACAGGTCAGCCTGCCATTGCGCAACCACTGAGTGGCGGCTTGGCATCGCCAGGCGAACCGCTGCGCGGGAGGCCGGATAGCTTCGCGGCTCCCGACGTTCTCGCCGCCGCCCGGCTGCAGGCCGCGTACTTGAATGCACAGGAGGGGCGGGGAGTGGCCGGGGGCCGCCTTATAACGGCTACCCTGACCGCTGGCCATGCCGCCATCTCGGACCTGGGGCCAATTTGATGAAGGCCCCTGACGCAGGCATCAGTCCTGCTGATCCCCAAGCCGCGCCGCGCCCTCGATCTGCGTCGTCAAGGATGTCAGTGCCTGTTGGAATGCCGCGTGGTAGAGCGCGGAATGACCGCCTGCAATGACCTGCTCATCGGCCAGCTCGGGCAGGACGTGGGACCACAGCTCAGCCAAGGCTGATGGTTGGGGGTGGCGCGCGATGAGGGCATGGATCCCGTACTCCATGGCTTTGATGTAGCCTCGGCTTGCCTGCAGCTCCATCTCGCAGCGTTCGAGGCGTTCGATCAGCTCTCTTGTTAGGTCAGCCATGTCGATGACGTCTGGGCGCGACAGTCTACCCCTTCAGTCAGCTGCCGTTGCCTGCGTATCGGCCCGTGCGACCGGCGGCGCTGACAATGGCGGCATGACGAAGACGAACGTGAGAAAGGCGCGCTGGGCGCGCAGCAAGGCCGAGGATCTGCATCGGCAGGCCCGCGAATTAGAGCAGGACCGCAGCGGCGACTGGCAAGCCATGGCTCGCCGCCGGCGAGGGGCGGCACATTTGCGGCGGGAGGCCGACAGGTTCGACTCCATGGCCTATCGATGGGCTGACCCCAAACTGACCCCAGCGGCGTGATAAGTCATTGATTGCGCTAGACCGTCAATGATCGCGACTGATCGCCCTAGTCTTTGTTTCTATTGATGTTCCCCAACCTTGACATGGTAGAGGCCGACCCGTGACGCGGCTCTAATTCAATGCTCTACTGTGGGCACCAGCCCTTCAGGAGCGGAGCATATGGACCATGGGATAACATCCGCGCTTATCGGCGCTGGCGCGGCTCTCCTCGTTGTATTAGTTACCGCTGCAGTAGCAGTCACGCAGCTGAGGCATGACCGTGAGCAAAGGGCAAAGGACAGGGCATTGCAGGCCAAGCGCGATCTGCTGATCGACGCCCTGAAATCGGCGATTATCGCAATGAGGTCCGGAAGCGATCTGGTCAGGCAGGAGGTAGACATCAATGCGGTCAGTGCAAAGTTCACGAACGCAATCGCGGCGATGAACGCAGCGAGCGCGGTCGCCAGCCTTGAGGTTGTTGCGCGTGGTAAGGACCTGGTTGCCACGATGGGGAAGCAGTACATGACCGCAATGGCCGTCAGAAGCACGCTTGCGCCTGACCTTATGCCGGAGCAGTTGGTGGATTTCGCGCTTGACGTGATCGAGAAGCAGAAAGAGTTTCAGCAGCCATTTGCGTTGCTTGTCGCGGCAGTTCGCAGGGATCTATTGATCGAGGGGGCGGATGATGAGGCGGTTGCGAAGGCGCTGTGGATGAACGTGGACGAGATAGGGGAACATGCGCGAAAGACGTTTAAGGACCTGCTGGGGCGAATCTAGGTCCCAGTGCAAAAGTCGGCCCATGAGTTCATCAACAGGCGGCGCTTCTCGATAAGTGCGCCGCGCCTGTACGCCGCCTCTGTCTTGTCCTTGATGGCATGCGCAAGCGCCATCTCGGCAACCTCACCTGGAAAATCCGTCTGTTCTGCTGCCCAGTCACGAAAGCTGGATCGGAACCCGTGCACCGTGAATGGTAGACCGAAGCCCTTCGGCGACGGCTTCTGAAGCAGGTAGAGCATCGCGTTCTCGGAGAGTGAGAAGGGGGGCGCGGAGCGGGGCAGGCCTGCGAGTATCGCCGCTGCCGCTGGCGTCAGTGGCACGACATGTTCCCGGCCCCCCTTCATTCGTGACGCGGGCACGGTCCACAGCATCGCCTCCAGGTCGAATTCGGCCCACGTTGACCCGGTGACCTCCTCGGTGCGCGCAGCCGTGAGGATGGTGAAGCGTAGCGCCCGCCGCGATTTCGCATCCCGTTCCGGCAGCCTGGCCATGAAGGCCGGCACGTCGACGAACGGCATGGCCGCATGGTGCCGCTTCGGCTTCACCTTGCTTGGCTTAGGGAGGAGATTCTCCAGGTGCCCGCGCCAGCGCGCCGGGTTGTCCCCTTCACGCAGGCCGTGAACCTTGGCCCAGTCCAGCACGCGCTCGATGCGGCCGCGCACGCGCGTCGCTGTCTCCGTCTTATTGGACCAGATCGGCTTCAGGCATGCCATCACCACGGTGGTGTCGACCTGGGCGATCGGCAGCGACTCGGCTGGGCCGTAGTCCCTGAGCGACTGGGCCCATTGGTCGGCCTGGGCATTGTTCTTCCAGCCAGCGCGGTGCGCATCGATGTAAGCCTCTGCGGCTTGGCCAAAGGTGGCCCCTGCGCTCCGGGCCGCCCGGCGGGCGTCGATGGGATCCTCGCCGCCGGCGAGATGCTTTCGATGCTCCAGCGCCGCGGCGCGCGCTTCCTGCAGGCTGACGACCTGAGTAGAGCCCAAGCCCATCTCTCGTAACCGGCCGCCGCGGCGGAAACGCAGCACCCACGACTTTGATCCTGCCGGCTTCACCAACAGGTACAGGCCACCGCCGTCGGCGTGATAGCCTTGCTTCGTCAGGGTCTGGACTGCTCTGGCGCTGAGCCGATTGATCGGGCGCGCCATTAAAACCGTCCCATACTTTGTCCCATACTTCCGGGTGCGATTGAGTGAGACGGCATGGTATGGGTGTGGAGTCGCATAGACTGATACGCCTAGCTATTGAGCCAACATGAGGCGCGGTGAGACGGCGCAATCGGCCACTCTCTCCGCCAGATACGCAAAAGCGCCCCGAAAGGGGCGTTTTGCGTATCTGGCGGAGAGAGTCGGGTGCCGAGACCGCGCGGGTTCGACGGATTCGCCAGGAGCGAACCCGGACAGCCGAATGGCTGGCCCTGGAGCGCGCAGCGCGGAAGGGTGAGGCGCATGGATGCGCCTCACAATCCCACTCGGTCTATCCGGAAGCAGCGTCGCCCGCACGGGGCGTTCTGCGTATCTGGCGGAGAAAGTGGGATGGCAGAAGCTACGCGGGCTCGACGGATTCGCCAGGGAGCGAATCCGGAAAGCCGACTTCCCTACCTCCGTCGCCGATCACCTCGACGCAGAAGCGATCGATATCCGATTTCGCCCACAACCTGCGCGAGACCAGCTTCTGCTGCTTCGGGAATCTGCCCTGTGCCATTCGGCAGTAAATAGACGCCCGACTCAATGAGGTGCGGGCCATCGCGACCTTGATGTCTCGGAGTTTAGCGGCGAGATCGATCGCAGTCTTCTTGCCCTTCATCTTTGCTCCTTCGCCGCGCCGATCGCGGGCGATATCGCTTCGCCAGTCGGCTGCACGCCATGCATCAACTGCCGCAAGAGCGAGCTGCGAAAAATTGCGGACCTGTTCCCGACCCCACAGATTGGATCCAGCAGTGGAAAGAGATCGCGGCCTCGGCCAACAAGCGGCGCAGCGCGACGTCTTTCCGGCTGTCACCAACCCACCGACGCGGATCCCCCGGCAGCTATTCCCAGATCGACGTGCTGGTCGAATGGAGCCGGACCGCCCGAAGTGGACGGCAGTTCGATCTCTCTTTTCAAGCCGAAGCGGATGGCGGTTGCACCTCGACCTCGGCTCTGCAAAAGGATGGCGCCATGACTGCGCTGAAGCCCGCCGATTGGCAGGAGCGTGGCGAGGGCATGATGACGCCCAAGCAAGCAGCACATGCTCAACGCCATCTGCGGTGACCTAGCGGCCGGTCTCTCTGGCACGGTTCGCGCCTGACGAAGGACGACTGGCGGCACATGGTCGCTGGCACGAGGCTGGGCTGGTGCCTATTACCGGCGAGAGACCGGGGAAGGGGCGCGGTTGGTCACATCATGCTCGGCCAGCATGAAGCTGACGAAGTCACTGGCCTGCGGTGTCATCACCGGGCCGCTTCATATCGGCGACCACCCGGAAGATCAGGGGCTACATGCAGGGCCGGTACGATGGTATGACACAGTGCTACTGGGGCAGGGATTCAGGCCTCAAGATTTCGCGGAGACAGCATGAGTGCTTCGTTAGAGCTGTCCTAGTTCCCTTATTCATCGGATCGCAGTGCCCCTTCCATTGCCTCCACCGCGCTCGTAAGTCCATCGTGCGCGTTCTGCAAGAGCTCATCGTAAGGTTTGACAGGGTCCAAAATATCTTCGTCACCTGTGTGCTCGTGACGGTAAACGCCATGATTACCGTAATAGAAATCTGCATACTCCAGCGCAGATATGAGACTTGGGAGGTGTGCGAGTGCCGACTGCAGAGGATCCGCTGGCGCGCCGATCTCGTGAAGATGGGGTATCAAGGTCTTCAGTTCAGGTGGCACTTCACAAAGGCGGGCCGCGCCGCTCAAATTTGGGTAGTCGTCTTCCGACCAGTCGCCTGCAATCCTTATTGCTTTGGCAACGTTTTCGCGAAGCGCAGATACTGTTGGCAGCAAGAAAAGCATGTAACTCCTCTCCCGCAGCCTTCTGGCCACTGCCGCCGATTGTTGCTCGCGCTTGTGTATCGAGTAAGGAACCGCTACCGCAACACCGATAGCCAGAATGCTGCCAATCGCCTGAACCCAAGCGGCACTTTCCTTTGCAGCGCTGGCGTCTATTTGTATCGGCTCGGAGAAGATCGCCCAAGATGCCAGAGCACCATAGCCGAAGGCCATTGCCATCAGAGCAATAGAATCGCGATTCATGAGATTCCTTTCACAAGTCATAAGCGCTACCAAGCTGGAATGGTAAGCGTTGTCTGTCATCAATGGGGTTAGTCGCTGATGCACGGAACTATCGCGAGCGCGCTCTGCTCGATGCTGTGCACCAAGTCGAGCGCACCCTGCAGACCGAGGGTTGCTATGACTGGCACGCCGGCCAGATCGCCTGGGAGATGCCGCTGAGCCCAGGACGCGTCGGCGGCGCTGACCGACACCAGAACCTTGGCCTGCGCGGGTGAGCGAAGGAGGCGTAGTAGGTAGCGTTCCTGCTGTCCTCGCGTAGGAACTCTCTATCCCAGTTTGGCTTCAAAGATGGCATGGAGAGCCGGGCCCGAAATCAATTCAAGGTCGGTGCAACCGCTGTGTTCAGCGAACACTTGACTGGCCACCACCAGCTTCGCGTCCGGGGCGCAAGCCAAGGCCTTCAACCTTTCATGCCTCAGGGCGGGCACTGTTCCAGGCACCAGCCAAAAGCGGCTGTGCCCGCGTTCTCATCGCATCCGCCCAATCCAAAGCAGCTGGCAGGGGTAATGTTTCGTATCAGCATGCGTTCCCATAAGGCAAGAGTGGCGACGCACTATGGCGCGCGATGCACGACTTGGCGTGCCCGGCCAGGTGCGTTGGATGGGGGCGATGGATCGCAGAGGTAGGCAGGTTTAAGGGCTTGCCTTGGAGCGCGGCGTAGTCGGTCGCGAGCAACGACGGGGCAAGCGCCACAGTGTTCTCGGGCGTGACCCAGAGCAACCCGCAGTCGAAGAGCGTGTGGAGATCAGCTCGCAACAACAGGCCGTTGTCCAACCGGTTGGTGTGCTCGCCCTTGTAGGGCAGCACATGCGCAGCCTCCAACACTTCCACCGCCGAGCACCCGGTGATGGCGCAACGACCGCCGTAGGCGTCCAGTAGCTTAGCGCGGAACAACGGTTGGCCCCGGCGCTGGGCTACCGCTCGCATCGCCCATACCCTCGCATCGTGGGTGCTATCCAGCGGCGCGTTGAACGCATCGGCTTGCGCCTCAGCCTCTGCCCTCGCTTGCTCGTCCATCGCCAAAGAAACCGCTTGCCATTTTCGCTCGCCAATCGGCAGCAGATCCCAATGCCCGTGCCGGGCCGGGTTGAACAGCACGTAGCGGGTGCGCCGTCGTGGTCCAGAGTCCACCAGCTTGAACAACACGTCGTGGGGGTGGCCTTGGTCGCTTCGGCAGCTCTCGCGGGCGTAGTTGTAGTGAACCCGGCTGGCACTGTTCACCGTGAACAACTCCAGGTCGGCCCGGGCATTGCCTAGTGGATCGTTGGGAAACCGCTCGCGGTCCCAGGCTTCCACCTCCGCCAGGGTTGCACTGCCCAATTCGTTGATCGCCTCGGCCGCGCGCCAATACTTCACCCGATCGCGCTTGTTGCGTGGTTGCGCCATGGGCTAGCTCCTTTCTCCCAAAGTGCCATGCGGATCCACGGAGGCTCGGTAATGGCTTCCGTCGAGTATTTACAAGGACGCAAAGAAGTGGCGACGCAAGACGAGGTCGCTTGCTAGTTGCCCGTAAGTGCCCGACAAGAATGCTTCCCGATGTTCGCTCAGCCCATCGAACGACCGCTGGATCGCGGCTTCAAATTCTTCGTCTGGATGCCGCTGGCTGCGCGAGAACGTTGGCAGTGGGGTTTTCTCCGGCATGTCTAGGGGGGGATTTCGGTGTGCCTCAAGTGCTTCTGACAGAGATTCGTAAGCGTCCTTGAAACGTGGGTCTTTCAATTTTTCCTTCAGGGAGATCTCCGATCGGGCAAGCTCCAACGCACTCTCTACCCTGCTTCTTTCCACAAAAATTCGGTGTTTCAAGTCGGACGTTGCGTTTTGCACAGCGCTGGCGCGGGAAACGTTGCGGTTGATCTCCGCCAGCCCATTGTTGAAGGATTCGAGGATGGAGGAAAGCGTTCGCCTGGGAGGTGCGGCCTGCGGAATGGAGACGTGTCGGACCGGCTGGCTCGGAGGCACCACCGGCGCGCGTTTGGGGAGCGGCGGTGGGGTGGCGAGTGGGGAGGGGGCTACGCCGCGTCGCCTCGGCTTGTAGCTGCAAACGGGGAAATTGGAACAGGAGCGAAACTCCCCATAAGGGCCGGTGCGCAACACCAGCACGCCTTGCTTGCAGGCCGGACACGCTTCTTCCTTGACGGTTTCGCCATCGGTGTCGGTGATCCCCAATATCCCGTCTTCCACCAACTCCCGAAGGAACATCGAGCGTTGGCCACGGGCGGTGAACATTGCCACGCTGCGGCGGGCCCGGGTCAGGGCCACGTAGAAGAGCCGGCGCTCTTCGCCCAGCGGGAACGTGTCCCCTTCTGGCATGGCCAGGGCCAGCACTGGATCGTCGGTGCGGGTGTTGGGGAAGCTGCGTCGACGCGGGGCGCTGATCATTTCCGGAAGAATGACGTAGTCCGCTTCGCTGCCCTTTGAGCGATGGATAGTCAGGAAAGACACGTCTACCCAACGGTTGAACCGGCCTTGCCTCATCGGGACATACTGCTGATCAGCGTTGTAGCGGCCCAAAACGTAAATCGATACCTTGCCGTTGCGTCCCGGTTGGATCGTGCCATCGCGCACGCCCTCGGCCAGGTTCACCACGAATTGGTCGATTGCATCGGCCAGCTGGTCCTTGGTGTCCACTTGGAACGCTTGGAGCACTGGGCCCTGGGCAGGGGTGGCCGAATACACTCGCTTGGCAATCTGCCCACGGTTCTTGGAGACAAACGCACTGGAGACGTCGCACAGTGCCTGGGGGCACCGGAACGTTTGTTCCAGCTTCAGCACCTGGCCGTGGCCAAACCACTGGCGAAAGCCGGTCATCACCGACACGTCCGCGCCGGCAAAGCGGTTGATCGACTGCCAGTCGTCGCCCACGGCGAAGAAGAAGCGGCCCTTCTCTTGGACCAGTGCGCGGCACAACCGGGCCCGAGCGCGCGAGGCATCTTGGAACTCGTCGGCCATCACTAGGTCGTAAGGCGATTCCACGCGGCCGTTTTCCAGGTGGCCAGCGGCGAGGTTGAGCATGTCTTCAAAGTCGATGCCATCCTCTGCTGCCAAGGCTTCGTCCCACGCCGCCATCACCTGAGCCGCGATGTCCAGGAAAATCTGGTAGCGCAGCTTGAAGGTGTCGGCGGGCATCGCGTCCAACCGTCCCTGCAGGTCTGAGGGGCTCAGACCGTTGCTCTTGGCATGGCTCATGAACGTGCGCAACAGCCCAACGAGTTCGATGTCCGCCATGGGCTTTTGGCCCCCTTCGGGAATCTTTCGATATGGGTTGGGATCAAGCACCAAGCCTCGGGAAGTCAGTTCGTGCTCCAGGCGGTCAAGGTCGTCGCCGTGGCGCAACCCATGGCTGGTGGTCTCAAAGAGCGCGGTCCCTTTCTCCACGTGAAGCTGTCGCTTCCAGATCACCCCCTCCATGTAGCCTTGAAAGTGCGCTGGTGGCACGCCGCTGGCATCGAGCGCGAAGTGCTCGTGGAACAAGTTCAAGTCTGAGTAGTAGAAATCGGGCCTGTATTGCCGGTGCAATTCGTCGGCGGTGCGGTGGGGGTAGCTGGCCTCGTAGCAGTAGTTGACCCCGTTCAAGAAGAGCAGGTTGGCGATCATCACTTCTTCCATGCTCTTCACCCGCTCGCCCCGGTTGGTGACGAGCGCGCCCTTGCCTTGGGCGTCCCACACGTCCGAGGGCTCCGGTGCACCAAACGCCGGAAGGTCCTTGCCAAAGACGAAGCGGAACAGGTCCCACTGGCGGCGGAACGCGGGCGACCGGTCTTTGAGCTGGCCCACGATGTCGGTGAGCTTTCGCACCCCGCCGGCCGCATCGGTGGCCCACTCGGGAATGTCGGGCGTTTCCCCGGTGGCCTTGCCGATGAGGCGCAAACCCAACGCGTGGAAGGTGGAGGCCTCCACGCTCACCTCCGCCATGCCCAAGCGCTCAAACGCCAAGGCCGCGCGATCCTTGAGCTCTACGGCGGCTTGCTTGTTGAACGCCAGCAGGACGATTCGCTTGGGATCCACGAACCCGCGCTGGATGGCGTAGGCCGCCTTGGCCACCATGGTCGAAGTCTTGCCCGAGCCGGCCGAGGCCACCACCTGCACGCGGTTGTCGAAGCACACCACGGCCCTTGCCTGTTCCGGGGTGAGCGGTTTGCTCTCCACTCGGTCCAGCAAGTCTTTGCAGGCCACCAATTCGCGGTCCACGTGGGCGGCATTGAGCGCGGCCCATGCAGGGCGGTGGTCGGCTTCCCACGCGGCCAGCGAGCGCTCGATCGCCTGGGCAGCCGGTCCCAATCGAACCGCCACGCCGGGCTTTTTCAGGCGCGATCGAAGAACTGCCGCATCCATCTTGGGGCGGGCAGCGAGGACGTCCTCCTGCTGCTCGTGGGTGAACCAGCGGCGCTGCTCCAAACAGCCCCGCTCTTGATCTGCCTTGTGGTCCAGCCACGCGTCTATCGAGCACTGCTCGCCCTTGAGGAACGCCACGTCCTCACGCAGGCGTTTCTCTGCCAATGCCACGTTCAACGCTTGAACCAAGGCCGCGCGTTGGGCGTTGGGCAACCCGTCGGCCCTTACTTCCCGGCCCTGCCCAAGATGGAACGTGATGTCGGTCCAGAAGGTGCCGGTGTTGACGCGGTATGTGGCCTCGTCCTCGACGTTGACCCGGTGGGTGCACCCGTCCAGCGCCAAGGCGAGCTCCAAGCCCTCAAGGCGCAAACGCCAATCCGATGATCCCGTTACGTGTCGGCCCACCCACGACGGGGTCCATTCCTTCGCCACCCTTTTGCTGTCCATGCCCCGCGATCATCCAACGCCAAAGTGAGAAGCTGATCACGTCATGATAAAGCGTGAAGGCCTGCTTGGGCGGCCACCTTGGCCAGCGCAGGGCGCCAAGTCCCCTTGGCCATGCGTTGCTGGACACGGACGCGATAGGCGTCGGGTGAGGGGGCCGGGGTAGGGCGCTTGTGTCGCCGCAGGTTGCACAGGTGGCACGCGGCCACGACGTTGTCTGCCACGTCCTTCCCGCCGTCCTGGCGGGGCAGCAGGTGTTCTGCCGTGCACCGAAAAGGGGCGGCCGAACGGGGGCGCAGGCCCAACTCGTCGGGCGAGCACAGCCACATTGGACCGCTGCAGTAGTAGCAACGGCCTAGCTGGGCGTGAAAAGAATGGGTGCGCAGGGTTTTGAGGGTCTTCGTGCTCAACGGCGGGCTCCGGAATCGAAAAGGATTCCCGCGCCCCCATTGGGTGGACCTCGGGCACCCGGAGCCTATTGGCTATGCGGGCACAACACCGACGCTTTAGCGACCGGCAAAGCCGTTATATTCCAGTCTCGCCGAGTATTCAATACATAGCCCAACGGCTAAACTTTAGTGGACTCGCGCCCATGGTATGCTGGCGTGCGCGTCGGTTGGTCCGTATCATCGCTAAGTCCTAGGCCCAATGAACTGGCCGCCTGAAAACGTCCGCCACGAAGCCGTTCAGGCGGCGTTGAGCTCTTGGGCGACTGGTAGTCCAAGGTGGAGTGTAGCCGGGACGGATTGTAGAAGCCGAGGATGTAGTTGGTAATTGCTTTGCCAGCTTCTTCCTGCGTGGGGTAGACGCCACTGGCCTCTTCAGCCTTCAGCGTGGCGAAGAAGCTCTCGACCACCGCGTTGTCCCAGCAATTACCAGGACGGCTCACGCTTTGGACAACCCCTCGCCGCTGCAGTAGCAGTTGATACTGGACGCCGATGTACTGCCCGCCACGGTCGGAGTGGAAGATCAGGCCGGGCGTTTGCGGGTGTGCGCCCCAGGCATTGTTGAACGCCTGTACCACCAGTTCCTCGGTTATACGGGAGGAGACGCTGTAACCAAGCACCTGTCGGGTCTGCACGCTCACAACCACGGCCAGGTACAGCCAGCCCTGCTTGGTTGGGATATACGTGATGTCACCGACCCATGCCGCAAGGCCCGACCCAACGTCGAAACGGCGCTCAAGCAGATTGGCTGGAAGTGAACTCGGCGCAGGCGCCGATCTACGCTTGAAACCGCCTTTGATTTTGCCGCAGATCTGCTCCTGGGCCATCAGTCGCGCCACGCGCTTGGGGCCAATGCGGTGATTGCGGGCACGCAGCTCTTTGACCAACCGGCGCCGGCCATAGGTGCGCCGGCTGGCTGTATGGATACTCCGAAGTTCAGCACGTATGCCCGCGTCGGCATCGACCGCTGTGCTTTGCTTCATGCGGCGCAGGTAGTCATGAAAACCGGACGCTGACACGCGTAGCACCCGGCACAGCAGGCCAAGTGGGTACTGAGTCCTATGGGCAGCGGCGAAGGCGTATCTCACTTGGACTCTCTCGCAAAGAACGCCGCCGCTTTTTTTAGGATTTCCCGCTCCATCCGCAGGGTGGCATTTTCCGCCCGCAGGCGACTGAGCTCGCTCTCCAGATCGGTAGCCTGCCGGCGGGTCTGCGAACTCAGCGACCGGCCTGCGCGGACGGCCTCGATCCAGTTGGTCAGGGTCTTGACCGAAATCTCCAATTGCCGGGCCGCGGCTGCCGGGCCTAGCGACTCGGCCAAGGTCACGGCCTGGTGCTTGAACTCATCTGTATAACTGCGGCGACTGATAGGGGACATGTGGACCTCCAAGTGCGACCAAGTATCGCTTCTTGGCGTACGTCCTTGGGGGGCCAGTTCATGAGCGTCTCATTCTCGTTCACGCGAACGAGGATATGCAGGATCTCAAACGACGTGTTCGGCAGGAATTGAAGGCGAGAGGGCAGGTGGATAAGGAAGACTTCACGTTTCGCTCTATCGGTAAAAATAAGGTCTTTCGTGACCTTGCGTTGAGCCGGGGTGATCAGGTCATCTTCAACGTCAAAGATGAAGGCCTGGATGTCATCAACGGGACCAAGGGGACGGTGAAGAGCATCAGGCGAAGCAGTGCGGGTGGGGTGAGCCTTGGCGTCGATATCGAGCGCACCGGGGTCACGAAGACGATCCGTTTTGACTCGCACTAATACAGTGCACTTGATCGGTCGTATTGCTCAACGATCCATAAGGCCCAAGGGCAGGGGAAGACCGATATCTTCCATCTAGGCCATGCTGGGATGACCGACAACCAGAGCGCTTTGGTGGCCTTTACCCGACTAACGAAAGGCAGCTACACCTTATTTGCCGATTCGATGAGCCTGGACCAGATCAAAGGAAAGCTTGGGCAACAGCGGCTCAAAGAGAACGCCATCGAGGTGAAGAAGCCTATGCGGGCGAAGCGGCCCGACCTTAAAAACGAGTTTGAGCAGTTGGGTCAGCAGCTGGGGCAAAAATTAAAGGTCAATTCCGGCTTCGTTGAACGTTTGATCGCTCGTCGGCTAAGACAAGCCAGGGCTGCTCTAACACGTTGATTTACATAAAAATGTGTTGTAAAGTTCTATTCGCCAGGAGTTCCTGGGATATTGGGGTATGTCATGGTTTACGACTATGATGTGGATGAAGGACAGGCCCAGTTGCGTCACCAGCAGCTCATCAACGATGAGCGGGCGAGCATTGACAGGCGTCGTATTAGCACCCGGCAGAAGTTGCTCAATCAAGCTCTTCAAAACGGCAGCTTGATCCATGAGAATGCTGCGCTGGAAAAGAACGTAGCGGTGTTGGAAGGGCGCGTCGCTCTGCTTGAGGCTCAGCTTGAATCGGTCTCCTCGCTGGCAAGAGCAAAGCTCATCAACAGTGCTGCCTTGTTAAAAACTATCCGACACCTTCGAGATGCCTGGGGGAGTGACCAACCTAATTCCAGCGTTAGAAGTGAAATTGATGATTCTCTGGATGGTTATTACAAAGACAGCACTGAAATCTGTAAAGTTGACCGTGATCTGCTTACCAATATCAGTGGGCAAATTCAGTCGTCCATCGATGGCGCTAAGCCAGCAAGGCGCAAACTGCCTTAGCTGCTCAAGCCGCCTTCGGGCGGTTTTTTTGTCTATTCATTGACAAACGTGTGATCTGGCTTTTGATGAAAAGACCCATCAGAGGAGATCACAATGAATAACATCCCACATCCATTCTTGCTAACAGCTTTGCTTTTGAGCTTCGTCACCATGCTTGTGCTTTGGCCGAGCTATGGAGCCACGGGTGCTCAGCTGGCTGCATACATGACCTCAGCTGCTCTTGCACTGACCCTATGCCTAATGCGCTTTAGGAAGATATTGGAGGCAGAGCGAGTAAAGGCCGAGCGATGAGGTCTCGAAGCTTTGCACTCGTCGAGCTCAGCCTTGTAGTCGGGCTAGCTGCGATAGCCGGTCTAGGTGCCTGGATGGCCTTCGGTCCTACTTCCGCTGGCACCAAGGTCCAACAAGAAGCGGCAAATCTGACCCAGCTGGCGGACGCCATCACTGCTGACTACGCTGTCGCAGTGGGGCGCTACCAGGGCGTTGGCGTGGCAGCGGCTGTCGAGCGCAATTTGGCACCGTCAGCTTGGGTAGAGGGCCAGGAACTGCAATCCCGGACCTTAGGAAAAATCGAGCTCTCACCCATTCAAGGAGGGCAGGGCTTCCGAATCACCGCGACTGCTGTCCAGGTCGAGCTTTGCTCTGGTCTCGTGCAAGTCGCTTCCAAGGCCTTCTCTGAGGTCCACGTCAATGGCGTGCTGGTCTACTCTCGCCGATCTCTGAATCAGACCGCGTTAGCAGAGAGCTGTGCTGAGGGTGGGGAAGTCGCGTTTGACCGGATCTAGCCATTGAAAAAGCTATAGCTATGGTGACTGCATCCGTCTCGACGAGTAAGACTAGGGCATCGTATGCTTGGGCTTCAACCAACAGTGGAAGTAGGGGGGGGCGACGTGGCAGAAGGAACAGGGGGCTCGGGTTCAGGCGGAATTTGGGCGTTGGTGATGAGTGTTGTCACTCTTCTTTTGAAGATCTGGGACTCTATTCCCGAAGAGCAAAAGAATAAAATCATCAATACTATTGTTGAAAGTTTCACGAAGACGTTCGAAGCTTTCTTCGATAAATTCCACGCATGGGTTAAAAGTGATAGCGCCGATGCTGCTCCGGAGATGACCCATGAGTGATCGGAAATTCTCATTGTCGAGCTTCATTGCCGAAAGTAGTTCCGCATCCGCAGCAGGTAAGGCGCTGCCAAGCCCATCGGCTTCAACGGGTGGCGAGCTTGGACAGGTGGCGATAAGGATTGCGGATGGGATTTCTCCGATCTTGGCGATTTCTGGAATCAAGAAATCTGAGCAGCAGAAGTTCGAAGAGTCAGCCGTTGATCTCGTTACGTCCTCGGAATTTATCGATGGACTTAGCGAAAAAGTCGGGGTTCCGCTTGAAGGCGAGACCAAAGAGCAGTTTGTTAGCCGAGCGAAGTCGGAGTTGCGAACCCTCCTGACTCAGAAGTTGCTCAAAAAGAAGTAGAGAGCAAGTGCAACTCCTTTCATAGAACCCGTCTTCACGACGGGTTTTTCTTTGCCAGACTTGCGACTGTGCGCAAGCAGAGCTATCAGCTTACAGCAGTCCTAGCGCTTGAAGGGCTCTCACTTCGACGATGTCTACCTCACCGTTGGGCATGGTCTCAGCCGTAAAAGGTGCGTTGACGAAGTAGTCTTCGCCCTGCGGTGTGATGTTAACGCCGGCATTGCCATAGCTCTCGATGACGACTTGCTTAAGCTCATCAAAGACAGCGAGTCCTGCTTTGTCATCCATCCGATTCCAAGTGCTTCGCAGTGCTGTCCAGAACCGAGGGATCAACTCAGTAAGCCCTGAATCGGCATAGGTCGGGCAAAGCACCTCAAGGTCCATCTCGTCCTGGTTGGCATCAAGGTGGCCGAGCAGATATGAGGCTAATTTAAGAGGCATAGCCGTGTGCGTGCCCGCTTGTATCAGCAGCGTGTCAACGCTGCCATGAACGCGGAAGTCCTTAATCTTGTACCTTGCTCGCTCAAGATACAGCCCAGCTGATTCGTCGAAGTTCTTCGCATATTGCTCCTTCAATGCCTCAACATCAGCGATAAAGCCGGTGAGCCGACATGCAGCATATTCCTCCCAAACGGCCGTTGTGTGTGTAGGAATAGGTTGTCGGTGAAGTTGCCGTCCTTAAGCTGTTCATCAAGCCCTGGGGCTGATTCGTCTCTCCATTTCAGCTCTGCAACGTGACCCAGCTCATGGGCAATCAAGTGCAGTGCTTGCTTATAGCCAGGGCTTGTGTTGTCAACGATGTCCTGGATGAAGGCTGCGCTGTAGACGACATGTGTCTTCTCGATTCCGTCTCTTTTCACGCTTACGGCTTTGGCAATGCACTCAACTTCCGCAGTTGAAGTGAACGAGGGCGGTGATACGCCTGGCTCACCCATGTCAACGGCCGCAATGGCCGACGCGAAGTCATACCCGACTGTCACGCCTGCCAGTCGCTCGAGATCTAATACGCGACTGCATACTGTAAGGGCGACAGATAGGTGCTCATAGAACACTTGAACGAACTCTTGGCTTGGGAACCCTAAAAGCGCAATTCTAAGGTTCTTGGGGACCGTCGAAGCTGGCATATCTTGTATTGTCTTTTTTTCCACAACTGGCTCCGTGGATAGTGAATCTTAGCCGGCAGCTGACCCTATAACAGCAGCTGACCGCCTGAGCTGTGAGCTAAGGACTTGACTCCACGAAGGCTTCTGCTTCCTTGGTCAGGCCATTACACCCAGAACCAAGGCTATCGTAGAAGTCGCCAAAATCACGTGTCATCAGAACGCAATGGATGCTGTAAATTGCAGATCGACGAATGTAAAGCTGGTCGTCTGGGTTCTGCTCTTTTAAGAGTTCAAAGAACCTTGCCCTGCCCATGAAGTATTGGTAGTCCCGTTGAGCGGCAATGGCCTTCTGCGCAACGAATTCAAGCGGATAAATTTCGAGATACTGCTTGACCTCAGGATGGCGATCAAGTTCGCCGGCTTCGTGATGTATTTCATACATCTCGTGGAAGAAGTGTGCCTCCACAAGCTTGGTGCTGAAATTTGCTCCGTGATATGCAAACGAACTGATACCAAATGCCGCTTGCACCAATGCCTCCGCTATTGCCCTATCGTCGCTTGACATGTTGACCTCCGTGTAAGGAATGCCATCATAAGCCATAGCAAAAAGGTGGGGGCTCCCCCACTCAAAAGAGGAGCTCCCTGAACTGGCCCCCCAAGGACGTACGCCAAGAAGCGATACTTGATCGCACTTGGAGGTCCACATGTCCCCTATCAGTCGCCGTAGTTATACAGATGAGTTCAAGCACCAGGCCGTGACCTTAGCCGAGTCGCTAGGCCCGGCAGCCGCGGCCCGACAATTGGAAATTTCGGTCAAGACCCTGACCAACTGGGTCGAGGCCGTCCGTGCAGGCCGGTCGCTGAGTTCGCAGACCCGTCGGCAGGCTACCGATCTGGAAAGCGAGCTCAGTCGCCTGCGGGCGGAAAATGCCACCTTGCGGATGGAGCGGGAAATCCTAAAAAAAGCGGCGGTGGGCTCAACCGGTCAATGCAGCATCATCGGTGAACAACAATATCCGGGGGTGGACTGTGGGCATGGGAAGACCTGGGCT